TTCCCGCGCCAGGAGGGGTCGGTCCCCTTGAGGACCATCTTGAGGATGTCGTTCTCGGCGGTGTTGCCCTTGCTCATGGCGTTCCTTTCACTCGTCGTCGTAGGGGTCGGTCGGCGGCGGACTCGGCACGCTCTCGGCCTTCGGGCTCGGCGCCGCCGCAGGCGGCTGTGAGTCGTGCACGAAGCGCATGCGGAGCTCCTCGCGCGCGGCCTCCATTCGCTTCACGGGGTCGTCGCTGATGGGCTCCGTCTGGAGCACGACGACGCGCTGTCCGACGAGCCCGCAGACGAAGTCGATCACCGCCGGCAGACCGGCGCGGATGATGGAGGCGGCGAGCTCCGCCTCGGTGCCCTGGCCGAACATGCTCACTTCGCACCCCCCGCGGCTGCGGCGGCCGCCTGCGCGGCCTCGACCGCTTTGAGCACCGCCCCGGCAGCCTCGACCGCCTTGAGCACGTCGAGCCGCCCCGCCTCGGCGGAGAGGATGGCCGCCACCGCGGCGAGGTGCGCCGCCCGGAGAGCGCGGTAGCTCGCGCCCAGCGGGAGGCAGACCTTGTCGAGTTCGGCGGAGCGAGCTGACGCGACGAGGGCTCCGGCCTGGAGCGCCTTCGCGTACTCCTTCGTGCACGCCTCGTCGATGACCGCGGCGAGCACAGGCGCGAGGTCGCGCGCGGCGTTCGTGGTGCGCTTCGCGGCATCAAGCGGCCCCGCGCAGCCGCACGTGGCGACGATGCTCAGCGCGAGCGAGCACGCGATGCAAGCCCAGGCGAGCCCGCGATGGGCGCGCCGCGTGGCGTCGGCGAGGAGCAGCGCGAACAGCGCGGCGACGGCGGCCGATGTGCGGAGCATCACTTCGGCTCCTCGCCCTTCTCGGCGCGCTGCTTCGCAGCCTCCTTCGCGACCTGCTCGAGGAAGCTCGCCGCCCCGGCCCACTTCGGGGACACCGCGCGGAGCGGGGCGTAGAGCAGCACCGCGGCGACGAGCGCCGCCGAGCCGTTGACGAGCGTGTCGGATAGCGGCGCGCCCGACGCCAGCGCCTGCACGGCGCCGCCGGCGTAGCTCAGGAGGATGACCAGGAGGCCGCGCCACTGCGCGGGCACGCTGGGGAGCCAGGCGACGTCCTCCTTCAGCAAGCGCACCAGCGTGAAGACGGCGAGACCGACCATGCCGGCGACGGCCTCCCGCTGCGAGAACGCAGCGGCGAGCGCAGGGTCGGCGGCCAACGCCTGCGACGGCAGGCAGAGGACGAGCGTGAAGAGCAGGACGGCGAGCATGGGGGCGCGCTCCTTCCAAGAGGGATGTGGTGGGGCTGACGAGTCAGGCCGCGGGCGGCGAGCTGCGCGGGTCGCTCTTGCGAGCCGACGGCGCATCGATGCGGGCGACGGTGGCCATCACCTGCGGCGTCCCGGGCGCCGTGGCCGGCGGAGGCAGCGCAGGCGAGGCGGGGGCCGAGGCGCGGCGACGGGGGCCGCGGGCCCAGAGCAACGCGAAGGCGGCGCCGGCGAGGGCAGCCACGGCGAGGACCCAAACGCCGGGCGCGACCTTGAGCGCCTCGGCGACCTGCTGGAGGATGGGAAGCGCGGCTCCGCCGCCCACCACACCGGCCAGCGGGGAGGTGGAGCGCGCGCGCTCGGCCTGCTGCTGCGCCCGCTCCGCTTGAAGGTCCGCCTTGAGGCGAGAGAGCTCCGCGGCGAGCTGGAGATCGGCCGAGGCGGACAGGTCGGCGTCGCTGGCGTGGCGTGCCCGCTCGCGAGCCACGGCCCCCTCGAGGTCCTCGACGGCGGAGGTGAACCGCATGTGCAGGCCGGCCAGGTTGCCGGCCACGCGCGCGATCTCGCGCTCGTCGGCGTCGAGGCGAGTCTGCACCTTGCCGATCTCGTCGACGGCGCGGCTGAGCTGGTCGCTGTGCCGGTCGAGCTCGTCGCGGAGTCGCTCCACGTTGGCGACGGCCTTGGCCGCCGCCTCCGCCGTTCGCTCCATGGCGCGGATGCCCTCCGCCCCGAGCCGCTGCACCTGCTCCGCCGTGAGGCGCGCCTCGTCCTCTCCGGTCAACGCCATCGCGTACCTCCACGTTCCGTCATCGATTGGGATGAGAGCGAGAGGGCGCACGGGTCCACACTCTCGCAAGGCATATGCTGGGCCAACGCGCAATCATTCGCGTTTCTGGCTTGTTTCGTGCGTTCTGTCCGGAATCCGGACATGCGGCGTCCAGGTCACGACGTCGGCACTTCGCGGAAGCGGACCCAACACTTGTGGACCCAGGTCTCCGCGCCACGCGACGCGACGCGGACGCGGACGTCGTTGCTGCTCGCGTCGATCGTCACGGTGGTCAGCGCGGCGTCCTCGTAGCTCTCCTTCGTGACGACACCGATCACGGTGGCGCCGCCGCCGCGGCGCTTGAAGGCACCTCGGAGCTGGTATGCCGCGCTGTTCGTCCCGCTGTCGGTGCGGCTCGACTCGATGAAGACCTCGAGGTGCACGATGGTCGTGTCGCTCATCGTGTAGGACCACACCGTCGTTTCCGTGGCGTCGGTCGTCGTGAGCTGCGCGTAGTCGTGGATCTCGGAGAGGCCCGAGCCGCGGGTGACCTTCGATACCGAGTAGTCGGTGCCGCTGTTCGTCGGCTCGCCGAGCGCGAGGATGAAGTCGCCCGGCTTGCGGCTCGTGCTCGTGGAGCTCGCCCACGGCTGCCCCGGGGTCAGCGTGAGGTCCTTCGGCGCCGTGTTGGTCGTTTGCGTCCCGATGGAGATGGTCAGCGCCTGCGCCTTGTTGGCCGCGATGGTTGCCGCTGCGGAGTCGGCCGTAAGCGTGAGCGACGTCGAGGCGCCGAGCGTGTACGACGCCGCGGCTCCCGAGATCGTCATCGTGCTGTGCACGTTGCCGGCCTTCATGAAGTACAGGACGCCGGTCGGCGCGTTGAGGTACGTGTCGGCGTTGTCGCCGAGGAAGCCGTACGTCCCGCTGTTCGGCGAGTCGGCGTTGGAGCCGAAGTAGATCGCCGCGTAGCCGGTGCCCGCGGTGCCGCCGGGGTAGTGCGCGCCGATGCGCACCGTCTTGCCGCTGTTGCCGAGGTTGAAGACGCCCGAGTACCGGTCGATCGACGCTCGCTCGGTGCCGCCGTTGATCTTGATCGAGACTTTGCCGTCGGTGCCACCGGAGGCCGGGGCCGGCACCTCGAGGATGACCGAGGGCGCGTCGCGGTTCGTGCCCATCGAGCTCGCGTAGGGCGCCTGCGAGGCGAGCGTGATGGAGCGCGGGGCGGCGTCCGTCGTACGCGCAGCCTGCTTGATCGTCGGAGCGGTGACCGTCTCGCCCCACGTCACGGTTGGCACACCTAGCGTCGCCGCAGTCGTGCTGAGCGCGAGCGACGCCGTCCCGTTGACCGTGCACGTGATGGCGTCGGTGTTCGCGTTCGCCTCGACGGAGACCGCGTTGCCGGCGGTGCCGGAGCTCAGCGTCGCCTTCGCTGTGTTCGCCGCGGCGCCCAGCGTGAGGTCGCCCGCGGTGCAGCCGAAGGTGGCGGCGCCGCCGCTGGTGCACGACATCGCGCCGCCCGTGGCGGTCAGCGTGAAGGCGTTACCGGCGAAGATGCCGATGTCGGTGGAGCCCCGGACCTCGACGGCGGTGATGTTGGTCGAGTCGCCGATGGTGATGGCGTTCGCGACGTCGAAGGCGATGATGTTGCGGTCCGTCGAGCTGCTGCGGCCAACGACGTTGAGCGCGGTGCTGCCGCGGATGGTCCCCGTCGTGGCCATCGTGCCGGAGCCGAGCGACAGGTAGCCGAACGCCGCCTCCGCCGAGCTGCCGCGCAGGCAGAGCTTGCTCGCCGTCGCTGCGCTCGTCGCGTCGTCGAGCTTCGTCTTGTCGGCCGCCGACATGGACCCCGCCGCAACCGTCGTCGCCGCGGTGATGGAGATTGCCGGGGTCGCGCCGCCGCTGCTCACGATCGGCGCCGTCCCACTCACGGACGTGACGCCGCCGGTGGCGACGTTCCGCACGGCAGCGTTGATGATGCCGGTCCATCCATGCGTCGAGTTGCTCTCGTCGTCCTCCCCGACGCAGCCGACCTCGAGCCCGGTGCCGGTCGCCGGCACCCAGAACTTCGCGCGCGCCGTGAGGGAGTCGTCGACGGCGCCGGTCTGCCCGTTGATGCCGCCGTTCACCTTGCATTGGAGGATCACGGCGGTGCCGGCCGCGCCGCTCGTCAGCGTCACGGTCTCGCCCAGGCTGCCGCTCGGGGTCAGCGTGTAGCTCGCCAGCGTGCGCGTCTCGTCCGTTCCGACGACAGACCACGTCACCGACGCGACGCCCGACGTGGAGTCGAGCGTTGCGGAGACGCTGGTCGCGGCCGTCGTCTGGAGCTTGACGAGCGAGCCGGAGCCGCCCGAGAACGTGAACGCGGGGGAGGGCGTGGGCATCCGTTACCTCAGAGCCAGGTGTTGTCGGCGGCCGTGATGCCGTTGGAGTCGGACCAGCCGATCGCGATCCACGCGGTGCCGTTCCACATGAGTTCGAGCCAGCCGAACTTCGACGCGCTGAGCGTCCACGTCGCAGCGGCGCCGTAGGAGATGTCGAGCTTGAACGCGCTCGGCGTGCTCGCGCTGATGCTCTCGGCCGCGCCGCCGGCGCCGCGCACGATGCGCAGCGTGTGCCCCGTCCCTGGCACCGGAGACGTCGCCAAGAGCGTGTAGGTGCGGTTCGCGGTGAGCGTGCTGCGGCCCACGTAGACGATGTCGTACGCGGCTCCCTGCACGTTCTGGTCGGCGTCGGTGCCGGTGTAGATGCGCTTCAGGATCTGGCCACCGCTGCCGCTCTGCGTGAGCGCGCTGGTCAGTGTGGCGCCGCCCGAGATGGTGACCCCGCCGGACAGCGTCGCGGCGCCGGAGCACACCGTGCCGAGCGTGAACGTCCACGTCTTGGCCGTGGTCGAGCCGATCGACATGTTGCCGCCGGTCATGTCGTACGTGCCGCCGTCGAGCAGGTCGGCCGCGCGGGTGAGGTTCACGTCGATCTGCGTGATCTGCGTGCCCGTGATCGTGTCGACGTCGTCCGTCCAGGCCGACGCCTTCGCGCGGGTGAAGGCCATGCGTGTGCTCTCCCGTGATGGGTCAGAGGAACGTCAGTCCGACGATTCCCTGGTTGGCGATGAAGCCGTCGGTCCCCACGCCGATGCGGTAGGTCATCCAGGCGGGGATGATGCTGTCCATGAGTTCGGAGGCGCGGTTCCGGATCGACGTGAACTCGTCGTCCGTCACGCCGTCGCGCGAGAGCACCACTCCCACGATGACGCGGTTCGTGGACCACTCCAGGCCCGGCGGGCCGGGGTTCACGCCGGGCCAGTACGCGATCTCGTTCGTGGTCCCGACAAACTGGAGTTGCACGAAGCGGCTGCCGAGGAGCGTGGTCAGCGCGGCGGAGATGTCGGCGACGGTGTTGCCGATGAGGCCGCGGAGCTTGGCGGCGACGCGGTCGCGACGCGTCTGCACGTAATCGGAGGCCGCGGGCCGCGTGCGGCAGGCTTCCTCCCAGTCGGTGAGGGTCTCCAGCATGCGGCTCGGGATCAGCGCGCCGCGTGCCCGCTCCGCGGCGAGCCACACGGCGGCAACGATGCCGGCCTGCGCCCACGTCTCGTCCCAGATCTCAGACGCGTCGGAGACGTCGTAGCTCGAGGAGAGCGCCTCGCGGAGCGCGTCGTGCTCGTCCTCGCACGGGTGCCGGCCGCCGCCGAACCGCCGCGGGAACGGGGAGCGACCGAAGCGGGGCATGCGTCAGACCGCGAAGACGCCGACCTTGGTGCCGACGGTGTAGTCGACCAGCGTGTAGGCCATGTCGGCCGTGTAGATCGTGATCACCGTCGCGCTCGTCATCACGCACTGGACGTGGCCGAAGACCGTGCCGGACTCCACGAAGCCGGACGCCTTGAACAGCGAGAACGTCTCCGCGACGCTGAGCCCGTTCGTGTACGACGAGGCGAACGTCGCCGTGTAGGTCCCGACGCCGGTGCGCGCCACGGTGGGCTTCGTCGACGAACCCGTGCCGTAGTGCTGGCGACACGTGACGGAGCCAGCCGGCACGGTGCCAGCGGCGACGCAGAGGAAGTCGAACGCCGCCTTGACCGCGCACTGCGTGAGCTGCGCGGTGTCCTCGGCGTGGGTGTTGTAGTCGTCCGCTGACTGCTCGTTCTCCGGCGCCGAGATCGGCTCGAGGTTGGTGAACGGCGCGCCGTAGTCCTGGAGGCTCTTCGGAGTGGTCATCAGGTCATGGCTCGGAAGGCGAGGTACTTGAGCACGAGGATCTCCGGTGGAGCCGTGGTGTTGGCAGGAACGACGGGCTCCGTGCGCGCCGTCGTGGTGCCGGTGTCGACGCGAGCCCCCCAGGAGAGGTCGGCGATCTCCGTGTACGCGTCCTCGAGCTCGGCGAAGAGCTGCGAGGAGATCGCGCTCGGGTTCGCGACGTCGGTCGCGAGTTGCCGCCGACCCCGCGGCAAGATGTCGAGGCTTGAGGTCTTCTCCCCGGGCCCGAGCAGGCGGAAGGCGGCGAGGAAGGTGGAGCCGTAGTCGGCCATGCGTGCCGCCCCAGGTGACACGTAGGAGTTGAACGGCGACACGATGAAGCCGCCCAAGACCTGGATGGTGTAGGCGCCGGAGACGCCGCCGACGACAGAGATGGTGTACTCGCGGAAGCCGCCGAAGGTGCCCGTCACGCCGTTGATGGTGACGGACTTCGTGGGGTCCCAGATCGCGATGCGCTGCCCCACCACGGGGCTCGTGGTGGCGCGCACCGTCGCCGTTGGCGCCACGTACAAGGTGACCTTGCCGTCGTTGGTGCCCATCGTGGGCGACCCGCTCGGCCACGGCGTGGAGTCGTACCAGCCTCCGCCGCTGCCGCCGGCCGCGACGGCCTTGGGGAGCCGCAGGTCGACGAGCACGTCCACGTTGCGCGGCGTCACGGTGGTGACGTTAATGTCCTCGTGCCCCGGCGTCTTCGTCTCGATGTAGCTCTCGACGGCGGTGACGCCCGTACCGGAAAGCGTCCGGTCCGCGGACGTCGACGTCACTGCGACATCGACGGAGCCGGGGCCGCGGACGGCGCAGTACACGTACGCCTTCTCGACGGAGGCCGACGACTCCTCCGCCCACGCCTTGACCTGCGCGGCGTTGCCGCCGCCCTGCGGGAAGCTCAGCCGGTCATAGAGCCGCTCGCGGAGCGTCTCCTCGTCGTCCTCGTCGGCGCCGCCGGAGAGCCCCGCCACGGTCGTGCACGTCGGGTCGAGGAACCCAACGGAGGCGCTGTCCCATGTGAGAACCGCGCCCGCCTCGAGGTCGCCCTGGCTGCCCTCGAAGTCGTCCTGTGCCTCGACGGTGACCGCGTCGCCGTTCACGGCGCCGACGGTGGTCTCCGTCGTCTCGTACTTGACCCCGCTCGCCGAGGTGCAGACGTAGCCGATGGGGATCGTGACCGAGGCGCTGCCCGAGATGGAGAGCGTCACGGTGCCCGTGGACTTAGTCGCGGCCCGCTTCTCGATGCCGAAGACCGCGGCGAGCTCGACCAGGTAGTCGCCCGTGGCCTGCTTCGGGCTGAGCCGCGGGAGGATGGTCTCGAGGTTGGCAAACGCGATGGCGGCTCGGCGCGCCATCGCCTCGTGGCGGAAGTAGTGGTCGGAGCCGGGCAGGACGTTGGCGTCGATGCCGCGCCGCCGATAGCCGGCGACGATGGTCCGCAGCGCGCCGTCGCGGAGTTCGTCCGCGGTGGGGTAGTTGGCGTCGTCGACGGTGGGTAGCGTCACGAGCCGAGCCTCGCCTTGGCAGTGCCGCGCGTGCCGGCGCGGCGGTTGAAGTAGCTCACGAGCACCGTGCTAGCCCCAGCGCGGGCGCGCTCGACCTGCACGGCCTCGATGATGATGGAACCGTCGGCCACGAGCGGGGTGAGCGCATCGCGCAGCGCCGCCTCGGTGCGACGCTGGAGCAAGGCGTCGATGACGTCGGGCGTCTTCCCCGCAGCGGCGGTCACGACGATGGTGACCCGCTGCGCGGTGTCGTCCATGCCCTCGAAACCGCCGCCATCGTCGAGCACGTAGCGGCCCGTGGCGAAGTCGACCTTGCGGCTGCTCGTGAGCTCCGTCGGCGTCACGCTCGAGATCGTCGACGGCGCGATGCCGAAGGCGACGACGCCGAAGGGTCCGCTGCCGAATGCCATCAGACGACTCCGAAGATCTTGGTTGAAGGAACCGGCGAACCGCCGGACATGATGGCGACCGGCGTCGCCGCCGAGGCGCCCCAGCCGAGGTTGATGACGCCGCCTACGATGTTGGGGAGCACCGTGACGTTGCCGCTCGCGTCGATGGAGACGGAGGCCCCTGCCGCCTCGAGCGTCGCGGTGTTGCCCACGATCTCGACCTTCGCGTTGCCGCCGGTACGGATGGTGACCTTGTTCCCGCTCCCCTCGACGGAGACCTTGACCGGGTTCCCGCTGCTCTCGCTGTAGAGCTCGACGGTGTCCGTCGACTGCACGATCTTGAAGCGGGCCGGGCTGTTCGTGATGATGGCGCGGTCGCCCGCGTTCATGGTGCCGGCGCGGCTCAGGTAGCGGACGTCCGCAGTCGCCACGACGCGCTTGATGGGTCCGTCGGTGAGGTAGAGCGCGCGGGCTGCGCTGCCGGCCGATGCCGCGTTGGGGCGCCACACGTAGCCGTCGGGCCCCCACGCCTCGATGCCCTGCCCCCACCCCTCGCCGTCGGAGGAGTCGCCGACCTTGACGCGCACGCTGCCGTTCGAGGCAACAGCACTCCCGAGGATGTCGGAGACATCCGTGAGATGGTCGGCGAATCGCGGCATCAGGTCGTCCCGCGCGCGGCGAGCACCTTGTGGAGGTCGACCCAGTAGATCGCGCCGTCGCTCTTGCGGCAGAAGTAGGCGTGAACGTTCCTGAACATCTTATCGAAGCGGTTCTTGTCGCCGCCGTAGTCGAACGAGACGCCGCCGCCGTTCGCAGCCTGCCCCGCCGCGGTCAGCGTCAGCGTGTACTGACCGGTGCCGCTCTGCGTCCAGACGAACCACTGGTTTGCAGCGACGTCGGTGCGCTGCGAGAGGTAGCTCTGGCAGTCGACGGCACCCTCGACGATGATGTCGAGCGGGACCGTGAAGGCGGCGGCGACGGTCATGTCGATGCCGCTCCACGTCACGGAGTCGAAACCGGCGGCGCGCACCATCGAGACGGGCCACGGCTCCATGCCGTCGGCCGCGCGCGTGGTCACGGGCACACCGCCGTTCGCGTACATCGCGAAGTCGTGCCGAAACTGGCTGTAGTTGAGGCACACGCTCACGTGGGAAGGTCTCCGAGGACGAGGGCACCCTTAGGGATCAGCGTGAGCTTCGCGCGCTGCCCGCTCTGCGCGTCCTGCTCGAGCGTGACCTCGAGGATCCACATCTCGTCGTCGATGTCGAACTGCTCGCAGTAGACGTGCGCGATGGTGTCGATCTGCCAGACGCGCCCCGTCGCGGACACGATGCCGTCGACCTCGCACGTCAGCTTGTAGGCGTTCACTGCCGGCAGCGTCAGCGCGAGCTTCGCGAGGTTCGTCGCCGCCTGCGTGTCGCGGCTGTTCTTGTCCTTGATGATCTTCGGCTTGTAGCTGGCCTGCGCGATGGCTCTGTACCTCGAGCGCACCGGCAACGCCGAGGCAGACAGCGAAGGGTCGAGCGCCTGCGGAGTCGGTTGCTTCTTGGCGGCCCGCTCCGCGGCGCGCGTCGCGAGCAGCGCCGCCAGCGCGGGCTGGTTGTAGCTCGGGGCCAGCGCGACAAGCTGCGCGTCGGAGAGCGCCGATGCGGCAGCGTCAGGCTCCGCCACCGAAGTGCTCGCGTTGTTGCGCTGCCCGCGGACGCGAACCTCCGAGAACTGCCCGTCGTTCGTCGAGTGGTCCTCGACGTTGAGCATGAGGTTGCTGTTCGGCGGCACCGACTGCGAGAAGCTCGAGGCCAGCGTGTACGCCGCCTCCTGGTCGTAATCGGGGGCGGAGACCATGAGCGTCCCGTAGACGTCGACGCGGAGCGCGCAGCCGAAGCGCGAGAAGATCTTGCTCGCGAACTGGTAGGCGCTCTCCCCCTCCTGCGCCTGGCAGTCCTGGTGCTTCAGCGCGGAGACGGGAACGATGTTGACGGTGCGGTTGCCGATGGGCTTGCCGCTGATGGCGTTCGCCGATGCGCTCGTGTCGCCGATGATGGAGGAGAATCCGTAGGGGGCGAGGGCCTGGAGCACCGCCGTGGTGACCGGGACGTCGGTCTGCGCGTTGAGCGTGAGGCGCGGGTCGACGGCGCCCTCGTACGGGGTCTGGAGCACCGACTTGCAGGTGATGTCGTACGTGACGCCGCTCTGCGCGTTTAGCGAGCGCTTCACGCTGCTGATGAGCATGTTCGCCTGCGGCGCCCCGTTGGCGAACAGCGCGACGAGCTCCCCCTTGATGACTCTCTTGTTGTACGTCGCGATCTGGTCGCGCGGCGGCTCGCACCGAAAGTGGAACTCGCCGAGCGGGTCGGTGAACGACTGGCGCAGCGAGAAGCTCACCCACGAGTCGATCGTGAAGCTCGCGTCGAACTGCATCTCGACGCGAGCGGTCTGCGGGAGGCCCATCGGCTCAGCTCGTGTAGTAGGTGAGCGCGGTCCCGCGGGGTACGCGCGGCGACGTGATGCGCGCCACGTTCAGCGCGAGGACGTCATCGAAGGCGTTGCCGACGCGCACCGCGAATGCGTCAAGCGTCGTGTCGCTCTGCACGACCTCGACAGCCGTGCCGCGGAGCCGCTTCGACGCGGAGAGCGCCGCCTTCTCGTAGAGCGCCTGCGAGAGCGTCTCGGCCAGGTCGACGACGGGCCAGTAGCGGTTGGTGTCGAGCGCCCGCACCTCGACGGCGACGCCGTCGCAGATGCCGGCGATGCGCCGGCACTCCTGTTCGTACTGGAGAGAGCCGACCGGGAGCGTGTTCACGTTCTGCACCGCGCTCTGGTACGTCGAGTGCCCGAGCGAGCTCGGCACACTTCCGGCGCCAGCCGCCGCGATGGCCTCGTCGAGGCTCTTGCCGTAGGTGGCGGTCGGCACGGCGCCGAGGAAGAACTGCGGCGACTGCGTGGGGTCGGGGATGCTCTCCGTCCACGTCACGGAGAGGATGATGCCGGCGCGGTCCTTCGACGGGTCGACCTTGCCGTTCACGGAGACGACGCGGGCATCGAACTCGCCGAGCACCGGATGCTGGAGCTTGCCGATGCTGCCCGCCTCGACGTTCGCGATCCACGTCTCGAGCTTGTCGGGGATCGCGCCGCGCTCGATGGTGTTGGAGAAGATGAGCTCCGCCGTGACTTGGTAGGAGCCGCGGCCGGTGTGGTCGTGCGACTCGCCGTCGACGTACGGGTACTCGCGCTTCGCCTGCCGCTGCGTGAAGGAGAAATCCGTGGTGAGGCACGCCGCGGTGACACCGCGCCAGGAGAGCTGGCGGAGGTTGGAGACGACGTCATAGAGCGACGTGGCCATGGCTCAACCTCCGGCGATGATGGATGGACGTGCGGCTGCGTCGATCTGCTTGAGGTTCGCCGCGGCACCCTTGGCAGCCTCCGAGATGGCTGCGAAGGCGCCGGCGATGTCGCCAGTGAACAGACTCGCCTGCACGTCCTGCCCACGCTGCCCGCCGAGTACCGAGGAGACCTGGCCGCGCTCCTGCACTTGCTGCTCGAGGAATGCCGTCCGAATCCGGCGCGCCTCCTCGGTCTCACCAGCGTAGAGCGTGGCGTTGTCGCGCATCGACTGCGGGTCCGCTGCGATGCGCTTGCCGATCGACTTGGCGAAGCCGACGTCGCCACCGGTCGCCGCCGCGTACGCCTCGGCGAACTTGTCGACGCTCATCGTCTGCGGCTTCTCGAAGACCGCGTTCTTGGCGGTGTAGAAGCGGGCGCCGGCCTGGCTGTACTCGAGCATGGCCTGGTTGATCTCTTCCGGCGTCATCTTCGCGAAGGCGGCCGCGTCCATGCGCTTCCCAGCCTTTGCGTAGCCCTTCGACGCCGCCAGGTACTCCTCGCCGGGGTCCTTCCGCTTCGCGCTGATGAGGCCGAGGTCGCGAAGCGTCTGCGCCGTTTCGCTGAACGCATCCGCTAGTACGGTGAGCCCGTCGATCACGGCGTCGAAGGCGCCGCTCTTGTCGAGCGTGTCGACCATGCCGCTGATGGCTGGCAGCAACTTGTCGCTCAACTTGCCGGCGAGCGACTCCCAGTTCTTGGCGAGCGTGTTGCCAGCCGTCTCCTGCACGGCCGCGGCGGCCTTTTGGATCGTGGCGTAGCTGTTCGAGACGTTCGCGGCGTCCGTGAGCGCCTTGCGCACGGCCTCGCCCGCGACCTTGACGTTGCCGCCCGACTCCTTCATCGCTGTGTTGAAGACGTCGGAGAGCTTGTTGATGATGGGCGCGGACTGCGCGCCGAACAGGTCAGAGAGTACGGCGCGGTCACCCTTCGTCTTCTGGAAGGTCTCGACGAGGACGTCGTTGACGTTGCGCAGCTCGCGCCGGTTGGACCCCTTCACGAAGGTGTCAACGCCCGCCTTCTTGAAGCGATCGTAGTGCTCCTTGGAGGAGAGGTTGCGGAACACGTTCTCAACCGCCGTGACGGCGTCCTCGCGCCCGCCGCCACCCATGCGGGCGACCTGCAAGAGGCCGCCGAGCGACCGGACACCGCCGACGCTCTTGTCCCAGTTGGCGCCAGCCGCTGCCGCCGACACCTTGCCCATCAGCGCGGCGGCGTCCTTGAGCTCGAACTGGCCCTTCGCGCCTTGTACCGCGAGCGACGACAGGGCCTCCGCCATGTCGTCCACCTTCTTGATGTTGAGGTTGTTCGACAGCGCGGCGGCCGCTTGGGCGATGTCGTCGATGCTGGCGCCCGCACCGCTCGCGATGGTGGCGAACTTCTGAAGGGTGTCGGCGTCGGCGACCATGCCCGTGGCGCCTTGGAAGGATAGCGCGGCCTCGCCGATGCCCTCGGCCGTCTGGCCGGGCGTGTTCTTGGCGACGTCGAAGAACGTCTGGCGCAGGGCGCGCGAGTCGACGGGCTTGTCGCCCGAGATCATTGCGTTCGCAGCGATGCGGCGCGCGATCTCGTCCGCCTTAAAGCCCTTGTTCGCAGCGAGACCGGCGACGCCAGCGGCAGCCGCCATGGCTGCGCCGCCGTAGGTCACGATGCCGGAACCGACACGACCAGCGGTGCGCCACGCCCGCCCGTCGAACTCGCGCTTCGACCGATCGATGGCGACCGACTCGGCGCGTGCAGCTCGAGCAGAGATGGCCGCGCGGCGAGCCGCCTCGCGCTCCACGGCGCGTGTCTTCGCCCGCTCCGCCGCCTCGACGGCGCGGGCCTCACGCTGAGCGGCCTTCTCCTGGTCGCGCGCCACGCGCTCCGCGAGCTTGGCGACGTCGTTCCCGCGCGAGCGGGAGCCGCCTCCGCCCGCGCCACCGCCAGGCATGGACCGCGACTGCGCGCGCTGCACGCGAACGGCAGAGTCTTCGGCAGCCCTCGAGATGCCCTTGAACGCGGCCACGATCGAGTCGGCGCCGGTGGCGACGAACTTGTAGCGGACGACGGCTTCGCTCAACGCAGCAACTTCCCGAGTCGATCCTTGATCTCGCCGTCGGCGCGCTTCGCGTACGCGTCGATGCCCATGAAGCCGCGGCGGTTCACGTACTCCGCGTACGGCGGCACCGAGAACGGGCCAGCTTGGAGCCAGACCTCGACCGTGACGCCGCGAGCGATGCTCACGGCCTGCGTGCTCGACTGGAGCCGGCCGGTGCGGTTCCGGTAGGCGTGCGTCCGCCGCTCGTCCGACGCGGCGGCGATGACCGGGACGACGACGGCGGTGTGGACCGAGTCGGCGCTGAGCGCCTTCGACGCGTCCTCCGTCAGCCGCTTGAGGCCGGAGAGGTCGACGTCGACGCGCATCAGGTCAATGGTCGCAGCAGCACCAGACGTCGCCGATGGCCGTCATGCCCATGTAGGCGCAGCCGGGCAGCACCTTCGGCTGCGGGTAGGCGCCGCAGTGCGCGGAGTGCGAGAGCGCGTCGAGGCTGCCGCAGATGGCGTCCATGGGCGCCCACGTCGCGCACACCATGTCGAAGTAGTCCTTGTCCGGCCCCGGGGCCGGGAGCGGGCAGTCCGTCGTGCAAATGCCGCAGTCGATGAGCTCTCCGCACCCGTCGAGCTGGACGCCGCAGAGCCCCTCGCAGACGTCGGCGGCGACCTGGCAGCCACCCTGGCCGCCCTGCCCGCCAAACGCCCCGCCGGAGCCTCCGGAGCCGCCGACGCTGCCACCGGAGCCCGCGTCGCCGCCAGCCCCGCCAGGCCCGCCGCCAGCCTCACCGCCGGCCCCTGCGGAGCCGCCAGAGCCGCCGGCGCCGCCGGTCGAGGTGGAGGAGCCATCGCAGGCCGTGGCCGCGAGGAGGATGCAGGTCAGGAGGAGCTTGGCCGCCGAGGATGTCATGTCCCACACGCTACGGGTTGGAGGCGACGCCCGCAACCGAGTGAACCGGCCTCGCCGCACGGGCCTCGGCCAGCTTGGCGGCGAGGACCACCACGACGCTCGAGAGGGCCTCGCGCTGCATCTGCGCCAGGGCCTGGTACGCCTCGGCGGGGTCATCGGCCGCGACGACGGCCGCCGCCACGGTCTCGACCATGTCCGCGGTCATCATGGCCATGGCTCCGGGCTCGCGCGCCCGGGCCTCGTTGACGAGGTTGAGGATGGCCGCGATCTGGTCCGTGGTGAGGTAGTTGGAGACGAAGCCGACGTTCGGCCAGACGACGTGAACGCCGTCCGTGTCGCGCACCGCCACCTGAACGATCGCCGCCGCCTTCGCGTCGGCCTCGATGTCCGCGTCGGCCTCGAAGCGCTTGCGGGCATCCTCCGTCTTGAGCGACTCGACGAACTGCGCGACGTAGCGATGCGCCTGGAGCAGCGCGTTGACCTGCTCACGGTGCGTCGGCACGCGGATGGCGACCAGGAACGGCTCCTCCTTGCCGAGGATCGGAGCCAGGTCGTGGCGATAGAGCCGCCGCTTCTCCGCGTCGTTCCGCGTGCGGAGCGCGAGCTCGGAGAGCTCCTCGCCGCCCTTGCCGGCAAGGGCATCGTTCATCGTTCTCGGTTCGCTCATCTGACCCTTGTTGACCATGCCGCGTCGAACGCCATCCACTGGCCGTCGATGACCTCGGAGAGCCGCTGTCCGAAGAACTTCTCAGGCGCCGCCACGAACTCCGGCGTTCCCGCGATGTGAGCCCGCGCCGCGATGATGCCGCGACGGATGGCAAGGTTGCTGTCGTGGATCGCGCCCTCTCGGAGCACGGCACCCCATGCGTCCGTGTCGCTCCAGCCGTACATCGGCGAGCACATCGAGAAGAGCGACCACGCCTCGCGGAACAGCGCCTGGATCATCGCTGTCGAGACGTCGCCGATGCTCTCCATCGTGTAGGCCGGGCGGCCGTGCTGCTCGAGCACGGCGACCACGAACCTGGCCGTCTGCTCGATGCTCACGGTCTCGAGCTCCACGCCGCGTAGACCCTCCGTCGGCTCGTGACCGAAGACGTCGTCGACCTCGGCCGCAGACAGCGCACGAACAGAAAGGCCGGAGGCGTCGAGCCACGTCAGCGTGAGCGGCAAACGTGGGCGCGAACCTCCGGCGAGTAGACGGAACAGCTTGCGTGGTGGGAGCTTGTGGTGCTTGGGCGGGTTCCTCACACGGAGGCAGCGGTCACGACGGCGGCGACGCGGCGACCGTCAGGGTGATGTCGCGGCGGCTCGACTCGTTCAGCGAGCTCGACGCGCTCGGCGCGTTCACGACGCCGACGGCGCGGATGTACTTCGACCCGTCGTCCTTGAAGACGAGCACGTCGACGAACTTGTTCGTGAGGTAGAGCGTCTCGTAGTCGACGCTGGGCACGCCGACGGGCAGGAAGCCCTTGATGGTGACGGTCGCGCTCTTCGGCGGGAAGTAGAAGCCGGCGAGGTCCTTCACCATCGTGGCGATGGGGACGGGATCGCCGTTGTACTTGACCTCGATGTCCTGAGCCTCCGCGTCCAGCTTGCCGTCGACCGACACGTTGAACCGCGAGCCGATGAGTAGCGTCATGGTCGGTCCCTATCTCGCGGTCAGTACGCCGCGCCCTTCTGGAGGAGCTGGAAGTTGTGGAAGAGGTTGTGCTCGACGGGGTAGAGGTCGACGCGCGCGCTGAGGCCGCCCGCGATCTTCTCGACGAGGACCGCCTCCTTCATGATGTCGACCACGCTGGGATCGAGCAGCGGGCCGGGGTACTTGCCGAACGGCGCCGGCCCCGCGGCTTCCTCGATGACCTGCTGGATGAGCGCACGCAGCGTGCTCGGCGTGTCGGTGAGCGGCAGCGGCTTCTTGCCGGCCTCGAGGTCGTCGGAGACGTTGTCCTGCTTCTGCTCGGACCAGCGCCCGTCGATCTCCTCCCACACCGCGAAGATCGTTGGGGTGATGTGCCCCTCGCTCGCGCGGTAGTCGGCCGCGCTCTGCGCGTTGCGGCACCGCGACGTGATGTGGCGCGCGATGTACGCGGTCCCCGTCGGCGTCGCCGCGATGGGCGTGACGCCGTCCTTGAGGAGCTGCTCGATCTCGGTCGACGTCCAATAGTTGGCCGGGTCGTACTGCGCGGGGAGCTGGTAGATGGTGCCCTTCGCGGCGTCATTCCGGTAGTTGGTGAGGTTCGCCGCGGGGTAGGCGACGAAGCGCGAGCGCATCACGGCGGCGTTGTGCGCGGCGATCATGCCGGGCGACCACTCGCTGTTCTTCTGCGCGAAGAGGTAGACGTACGGACTGTTGATGTCCGTGTCGGTCGCCACCGTCGACGCCTGCGCCTGCGTGCCGACGAAGCCGAGCACCGCGCAGAAGCTCTTGCCGTTCACCGGCAGCGCCTGCGTGGCGATCATCGTGGAGAGCTCGCCGACGCCGTTGTCGCTCGAGGTCGGCGCCGACGTGGTGTGCTTCGGCGACACGATCCACACCCGCGAGAACCGCGCCGCGATGAGCGAGTACGCGGTGGTGTGGTCGTCCTCCGTCGTGCCGCTCGTCACGGCGGAGACGGCGACGGTGGTGCCGTTGCCGCTGGGCACGACGGCGCGGGTGCGGCTCAGGTAGTAGTCGAACCGGGGGCCCTTGTTCGCCGTGGTCAGCGTCACGACGCCGAGCGCGCTCGTCGCGGTGAGCGGCAGGCCGCCCTCCTCCGCCGCGTTGATGGCGAGCACGGCGTTTGCCGCGATCGTGGTGACGTCGTCGCCGCTGTTGATCGTGAACGGGATCTCGATCCCCATGATCCAGACCTTCGCGGTACACGTCCCCGTCGCGGTCGTCGTGTACGTGATGGTCTGCGTCGCCGCGGTGCCGCCGCTCTCGGTCGCCGCGACGATGTAGATCGGCGCCGTCGGGTCGATGGCGGTGTACCAGCGGTACATCCAGCGGACCTCGCTCTTCCGCCCGAAGCGGGAGACGACGTCGGCGTCGTCCGCGACGATGGCGCCGAGCGTGTCTGCCGTCTCGCTGCCGGCGCTGGTCTTGTTGCCGATGATGACGACGGGCTGGTCGGAGCCGAAGCCCGTGGAGTTGCCGGCGGCGAAGATGAACTCACGCCGCGTGCCGGGCGTGCGGATGTTGGCCGGGATCCCGGTGAGCGAGATGGTCACTTGTCACCACCCTTCCCCGGCCGCGCCGGAGCCTTGCTGGCGTTCTTGCTGAGCGCGGCCGCGGCCGCGTCGAAGCTCGAGGCGATGCAGTCGCCGAGGTACTCGAGCTCCCCGAGCGCCGCGGCGCGCTTGAGGCGCGCGGCCTCCGGCTTGTCGACCGCGACGATCTCCTCGACGGGCTCGAACTTCTCCGCGTTCTTGCGGAGGTCGACGCCGCCCATGTCCTCGGGCGCGAGGAAGCGCATGCCGGCGTAGCGCGGGAAGTCGCCGCTCCTCGGGGAGCCCGGCGACGGCCGCGCGACCAGATACCCGCGGACGCCCTTGACGAGCGCGTACATCGACTGCGGCATGCTGCGATCCCTTTGCGTGGATGGTGTGTGAGGCGCGCTCAGGTGATGGAGCGCTCCATGAAGTCGAGGAGCGACGCCGGGTCCTTGTCCTCGGCGTTGGCGCGGATCAGGAACTGCGAGTCCGCGTGCTCGTCCGCCGTCTCCAGCGTGGCCGTGCCGACTCGCTCGATGACCCCAATGGAGCCGCGCAGCGCGAGGAACCCACGCTGGATGCGTCCCTCGGCGGAGTCACCGACGCGGCCGCTGCCGCCGGGGATCGGCGAGAGGAAACCGACCTCGCCGCCGAGGTACTCCGCGTTGAAGTCTGCGGGGTCACCGGTGAGGAGCGCGCGGAGGCTGCGCCCCGCCACGTGCGTCCCGTAGGCGAACGTGGGGTGGTACATCTCGTAGAAGGCGCGGTGGAGCGCGGTGTCCGCCGCGTTGATGAGGCCGCGCCGTGCCGCGAAGCCGTTGGGCATCTGCACCTCGGCGAAGACCCAGAGCAGCCCGAGCGTGCGGTTCAGGAACGAACGCACCATCGAGCTCGTCGGTGACCAGGCGCTCTTGCCCTCCTGCCAGATGTAGAGAGACGGCGTCGCGATCTCGGTGCGCATCCACGTGCCCTGCGGGTCCCACGCGAAGACGCGAACCTCCGGAACGGCGTCGGCCGCCGTGGGGGTCTGGACGGCGAGGCGGTCGTTCAGCGCGTAGCGCAGCCAGTGGCGGCAGTACGCGAGCAGGAGCTCGATGGTCGGGTCCGTCGTCGCGTCGGCCAGCGAACCCGCGTCGAGCGGGACGCTCTGCGCGCCGACGGTGGAGGCGACGTCGACCATGGGCGAGCCTCCTTAGATCGGCTTGTCGCGCTCGAGCAGGCGAAGCCGCAGCTGGTACCGGAACGGCTGCGAGCTATCGATGTCGACCAGGTCGCATCGCCACGGGCCGTTTTCGTTGTCGACCAGCCAGAAGACTTCCTGGTCGGTGTCGAGCGTCGGCCGCAGGTCGTCGTACGAGTAGCCGACGCCGAGCATCGAGGGGGTCACCGGACCCACGTCGAACTGCTCCCCAGAGATGACCTCACGGACCTTGGGGTACGGCGTGAGGACGATGTCCTCGTCGGCGTAGGAACCAAGCTGCACCTCGCCCCCGCTCCACGTCCTGACCCGCCGCGTGACCGCCGTGGTCCGGACCCCGAGCGCCTGCGGCAGCCCGCGGATGCTGTTGACGACCGGGATGAGGCTGTCGCGCAGCGTGGCCATTAGTACACCGTCACGCCGACGGCCCCGCCGCTGCCGTGTGCACGCCAGAGGTTCTGGATGCCCAAGGCAGAGCAGAGCTCGTCGCGAAGCGCCATCTGCGCGCGCTTCAACTGGTCGAGTCGCGTAGAGCCGGCGGCGCCGGCGACGGCTCCGAAGAACTCGACCTCATCGACGCGCTTGATACCAGCCGAGGCGTATGCCTCGGTCATCGCGCTCTGCACCACACGAAGCCGCTTCAGCAGCAAGCGGACGACGCCCTCGCCTCCGTCGACCGTCACGGGGTACGTGCCAGCGTGGGCGAGCTTCAGGTAGCAGGTCACGACCGAGCCTGAGACGGATCGGACCGTGGCCTCCTCCTGGTAGTCGTCGACGTCGACCCAGATGCGCGCCCCAGCGGAGAAGCCGGTGGCGCTTGCCAGCGTCAGAGACGCCAGCGAACCGAGCGACGACGTGCTTGCGCTGACGGAGGTCGCCGACGTGGTCGACGCGCCCGCGCGCATGTAGGGCGCGATGACTTGCGAGAAGATCGCGGCGACGCCGATGTACGGCTCTGCGCCGACGTTGAGCAGGTTGTACCCGCATTCGTAGCGGATACGGTCGAGCTCAGCGTCGAGCAGAGCCATGCGTCACAGGCCCTCGGAGAGCCAGTAGTGCGTGATGCTGTACGTGTCGGACGCGCCGCCCGTGGTCACCCGGTTGATGACCGTGCACCGCGCGTACTTCCAGTCGTGGACGGCCTGCGGGGCCGGCACGACGCGGGTGACCGCGGAGTCCGCGCCCGCAGTGCCGGTGGCGAGCACCACGTTGGCCGGGTTCTGCGGCTCGACGATGTCGTACCACGTGGACGCGTCGTCGGAGACCTGCCACTGGGCCTCGATGGTCAGCGTGTTGGTCTCGGCGAGCACCGTGACCAGCGCGCCGAGGCTGCCGCGGACGACCGGCTTGAGCGAGAGCTTGTTGCCAGCCTTCTGGGTGCCGGCTGCGCTGCCGTTGAAGGTGCCCGTCGCGGCGCCGTCGTTCTTGATGACGCCGGAGTACGGCCCCTCGGCGACCTTGTACTGCACGGAGTACGTGTCCGCCGAGGCGCCGGTCGTGCCGCCCGCCGTGATCACCATGCGCGCGAACTTCCACGCGCAGACGCACGTCGGGGCGGCGACGAACTTCGTGATGGCCGCGTCGGCGCCGGCGGTGCCGGTGCCGAGCACGACGTTCGCGGCGTTCTGCGGCGACGACGAGACTCGGTAGAACGTGCTCCCGTTGCGAGAGACCTCCCACGATGCCGCCATCGTGAACGTGTTGGTCTCGACGTCCACGTTGACGTAGGCGCCGAGCCCACCGGGCGGCACGTTGTCGATGTTGACCGACGCGAGATTGGTGTCCGCGCCCGACGCCACGCCGTTGAGGTTCCCGGTGATGGCGGTTCGGAGCGGTCGGATCTTTTCTGCGAGCATGTCGCCTCCTTTCTCGGCTTCCTCGTCTCCGGCCTTCGCTCAGGACGAGCGGACCGAGACGACGAAGCGGTTGTCGAGGAGGCTCCAGCCGGCGTAGAGGAGCCAGATGACCTTGGCCGTCTCGCCGTAGTTGTCCTCGTTCGCGTGCGCGACCCGGGGCAGGTCGCCGATGCCGCAGCCGAGCACGCCGGGGCCGAACGCCTGGCCGTACTGGATCGCGACGCTCGAGCTGTTGTTCGTGGTGTTCAGCGTCTGCGAGACGTGGATGTCGAGCGACCCGCAGGAGCGGTAGTAGCTCTGCGCGAGGACCGGGTTCGCCTGCGGGTGGAACTCGCTCAGGCGCTGGAAGGTCGGGTCGTTCGCCAGCTCCATCTTTTGGCGCGGCGTGATCATGCAGATCCACTTCCCGTTCGGGAACTTCGGGATCTTGTCGCTGTGGAGCTGGAGCTCCACGCGCGTGAGCTGGTTGAAGTCCAGCGGGTAGGCGTCCGCGTTGGTCGCGTCGTCGACCGCGCTCATGCCGGTCGGGTAGACCGTCGCCGACGCCCCATCCATGATGCCGACGAGCACCGCGTCGATGAAGCGCACGAAGTCGCGCTGGAGGTGCATGCCGACCATCTCGGCCATGTCGTGGATGGCGAGCGACGCGTCGAAGCGGTCGATGCCGAACGGCGCGACGTTGCTGTTCGTCGAATCGTAGGGGCCGGCGAAGCGCTTGAGCGTGACGGCGACCTGCTCGTTCGAGATGTTGATCGGCGTCGTCGAGATGCTCGCGTCCCCGGTGACCTGGCGCGACAGCTCGGTGTACGCGGTGTTGGCGAAGATCGGGCGGTTGATCCGGACGGTGTGGCCGGGCCGATTGCCGAGCTCCGGCACGACCGCGAAGGCGTTGCCGAGCACGGGATCCTCCCACGAGACCTGGTTCGCGGCGAAGCTGCCGACGGTGGCACCGCCGGGCACCAGCGCGCGGCTCGGGTCGAGCCCGAGGTCGCCGGGGACGTTGAGGCGCTTCATCAGCGCCGACATCCACATGTTGGCGTGGAGGTACTGCGGCTCCGGCTGGACGAGCAGCTTGGCGCTCGTGATGTCGTAGAACTCGGTGGGGAACGACGCCCGCGTGATCGAAGGCATGGGGACACCTCTCGCCAGGCGTCAGCCTGGACGTGTTGGGGCCCCGCGTTGCGTTCACCGGCCTTCGATGCCGGAGGGTCAACGCTGGGGCGTTACTGGGTCGGGAAGATGCTCTTGTGGTGCTTGGCGAGGTACAGCGCCGCCGCCGCCGGGTTGTTCGCCCGCAGCGACTCGTATTGCGCCTTGTGGTTCGTCGGGACGGGCGCCCCGACGGAGGGCGGCGCTCCCCCCGCGGCCGACGTACTCGCCGGCGGCGGCAGCGGCGGCAGGATGCCGGGCGCAGGCGACGGAGCCGGCGGCGGCAGCGGCGGCAGGATGCCGGGCGCAGGCGACGGAGCCGGCGCAGGCGCAGCGGCCGGAGCCGCCACCGAAGCGGGGGCAGCCGCCCGCGCCCACGTCGGAGACAGCGTCTCGATGACGCGGAGGCGCTGCGCGGCGTCCTCGCCCGCGAGGCGATCCACGGCGGCCCGCTGCTCGTCGCTGAGCCGGCTGTACTCCGACTCGGCGCGGGCTTTGACGACCGGCTCGAGCGCGTCGAGGCGCCTCTTGTGGGCGTCCGCCGCCTCCTGCGCCGCGCGGGCGGCGTCCATCAGCCGCTGAAGCTCGGACTTCTGCGCCTCCGCCGCGTCGCGAGCCGCCTTGGCGGCCGCGCTCGCTTCGTCGACGGACGAGAACCCGATCTGCTTGAGCAGGTCCTCCCGAGCCCGCTTCTCCGCCTTGGCGCGCTCCTCGTCAAGCCGCTGCTTGAGCTGCTCGCTGGTGATGCCGATGGGAGCGGGAGCTGCGGCCGGCGCCGGCTGCGCCGATTGCGGCTGGGTGGGCGGCGCCGGAGGCGCAGCGGGAGGCGCGACCGCGGCCGGAACGTCGGCCGCGGCGGGGGTGGTGATGTCGTTGGGCACGTGGTTTCTCTCCTACTCGCGATGTCGCTCGCGAGAAGCGAATGGAGGTCGGCTGTGTGCCAGCCGATGGCGCGCGGTCAGACCGAGGTGAACATCACGCGAATGCCGAGGAGCCCGTTCATCGCGGGCACGGCGGTCGCGTCGGTGAACTCGGTCGACAGGTCCACGGCGGTCGCGTCCGGGCTGTTCGCGGTCGAGTGCGTGAGCTCGAACGTGATGTCGCTCGAGGAGATGGCGACGGTCTTCATGCCGACCCACCCCGCGCTCGCCGACTTCTTGGCGATCTGCCCGACGGAGACGGCCTTCATCGTGACGGTCTTGCCGTCCCGCAGCTTCGCCGCGATGGCCGTGGGGACGGCGCTCACGATGCCGTTGTCGGCCTGCGCGTAGGTGCCGGAGAGGGAGAAGAACACGATGGCCTCCTTGAGAGGCATCGAGTCGTCGTTGCGAACGATGAGGACTTCCTTGACGGTACCGGACACGACGGCCATGGCTTATCTCCTGTTGCGTCGGGGACTCGTCGCCCCGGTGTTGGTGAGCGCCATCGGCAACACCGCCTCCGGCTCCGCTGAGGCGTCCGACGCCTCGGGCTTCTCCTCACGCGCCTCGACCGGCACCGGCGCAGCCGGCGCGATGCCGCTGAGCCAGCTCGCCTCGCCGCAACGAGGGCACGTCGGCGCAACCGTCTCGTCGGAAACGGCAAAGCAGATGGCGCACGTTCTCACTTGCGACGTTCCCTTCGGGGCTTGGGTTCGCGCTCCATCGCGCGGATGAGGCGCTCGAGCTTCGTGCGCTCCTCACGAAGCGCGCTCATGCGGTCGAGTTCGGCGTCGATGACCGCGAGCCGCGCCTTCGCCGACTCGAGCCATCCGTCCGCCGTGAACTCCGACGGCTTCGGGGTGGGCTTCGCCGCTTCGGGCACCGTTGCGGCTTTCGCCGGTGGCGCGACGAGCGGAGGAGCAGGTGCCGCGGCGACCTGGCACGGCGTCTGGCACTGCGGGCAGACATCGCGGAATCGCATGTCCACGGTGTTGCCGTGCTGGTCGGTGCCGCCGCCGAGCTGCCGCACAGGGCGCACCGGCTTCTCGCACGCCAGGCACATCACGTGACCAGCGGGCAAAGCGTCGAACGCCATCGGTGGGGTCTCCTACTCGCGGACCAGAAACGTCATGCAGCGGCAGAAGCCGTGCGCTGGGCATTCGGGGTTGAAGCGCTCCCACGCGGGGATGCGCTTGCCGTCCATGTCGGCGCAGACGCTGCACGTCCGCCGGTCGAGGACCGCGGACCACTCGCGCCAGAAGAAGCCGTCGAGCACGCCGACGCTGCGCTGGATCGCGCCGACTTCGTCCATCGCCTCGCCCCACACCTCGCCGTGCGCGATGCGCTCGACGCGGTAGTCGAGGGCCTCGACAGTGCGGGACACGACGCCTTCTGCCTTCACGGCAGACAGACGCTCCGCGGTCCGCTCGAACTGGCGGCGATACCCGCGCGCCGCCTCTCCGAGTTGCGCTTCCGCGGAGGCGACCGTGGAGCGGATGGACCCGAGGCGGGCGGCAAGGTTCTGCCACACGCTGGCTTCGCGGATGTGCAGGCGACGCAGCTCGTCGCCTGCTGTCTCGAGGCCGATGCGTCGCGACTCGGGACGCTTGGAACGGAAGAGGAGCAGAAGCGCGAGAGCCGCGGCGTCGGCTGCGCGGTCCCGCTTCTCCTTCGCCTTCGCCTCAGTGTCGCGCCGTGTAACTTCGTGAGCCGAGGCGACCGTGACGAGCTCCGCTCGCGCCTCGCCCAGTGCTCGCGCCTCGGCGTCGAGGATGCCGGCGGCGGCCTCGCGGGCTCGCCGTTCCTCCGGGCTCACCGCCGCTCGACGCTCTCAGGCACCTTGGCGGCGGTCGGAGAGCGGCTGGTCGACGGAGGCGCGTCCTGCGAGGACGGAGGCGAACTGTCCGGCCCCGCCTCGTCTTCGTCCTCTGCGAGCGCCTGCTTGTTTTCGGCAGCGAGGCTCGCGGCGTCCTTCGACTCGGGCTCGCTGTCGTGGTCCTCCTCGAGCTCCTCGGCCAGCGCCTCGGACGACTCGTGCGGGAAGACCGCCTTGAGCTTGGCCACGGCGAGCCCGCGCGTGATGAGCCCGGCCTCGAACGCCGTGGCGGTCAGGTCGACGGTGGCCTTCTCCTCTTCGGCGCTGAGACCGAAGTACCGGGGCCACACCGCTCGCATGGACGGGCCGAGCCACGTCGTCTCCGTCTGTCCCTCGACGGCGCGGTCGTACTTGCGGAGCGACTCGGCGATGCGCTTGGCGCCCGGGATGTAGATCTTCTCGCCGAGCTTGGCGAGGATGCGGAGCAGCATGCTCAGCGCGGGGCGCATCCAGCCGGCCCAGAAGTCGGTCCGCGCACCGTCGCAGTACGACGTGGTGCGCGAGAACAGCAGGGATAGCGCCTTGCCGGAAAGCGCGCCCCGCACCGTCTCGGGCGTTGCCTGCGTGTAGCCGAGCACGGCGCAGATGCGCTGCTCGAGGTCCTTGCAGTGCTTGTCGATGGCGTCGAGCGCGTCGCCCGGCAGGGTCAGCATCTTGACGTCTGCCTCCGGGCTCTCGTACTGCCAGACGGTGCCCGCGCCCTTCTTGCGGGTCGGGCGCTGCGGCGCCGACATGCCGATGACGTAGTGGTCGCGCGGATTCGGCCGGCTGCTGCCGTCGGGGCCGACGGCGTCCTGGTGAACCTGGCGACCACGGGCATCCGTGAGCGGCCGCACCGTGGGGCGCGCGTTCGCGACGGGACTGCCGCCGACGCTTTCGTCCACGCCGGTCTCGACCATCTGCGGGTCGCCCGCGTACAGCGCGGCGCGTCCCCGCTGGCTCAGCGCGAAGTTCAGCGCGTCGACCTCGTCGAGCTGGCTCGCGTGCAGCGCGTAGCCGTCGCACTGCTCCTCGGTCGGGCAGCGGAGCTGCCGCGCGTACCAGACCACGGGCACGAAGCCGAGCCCATGGGTGGCCGACCGCGCCTGGTCCTCGACCCACGCCGGCGCATCCGACGCGCGCGCGATGCGCGCGGGCTTGTAGACGACGTCCCGCTGCGCATCGATGCAGCGGCGGTAGAGGTAGACGGCGAGCGTCCGCTTGCCGTTCTGCAACGTCTCCGGCCGGATGAAGGGGTAGCTGACCTCGACGGACTCCAGCGCGCCGCGCTCGGAGAACTTCGGCGTGCACCACTTCGCCGACAGCGACTCGACCTGCGGCTGGCCGTCGCGGACCGAGATCACGGAGACCGCCGTCCCGCTTTCCTCGCCAGCGGCGAACGCGTAGTGCGCCGACCGCTGGAACTGCGCGTGCTCCATGAGGAGCCGGATTGCGGCGTCGAACCGCTGCGCCTCCTCGTCTGGCACTGCCTCCTCAGGCGCGAGGATCTTCTCGTCGGCGGTCGCCGCGCAGGTGACGACCGGGAAGCGGCCCTCGCCAAGGGCGAAGTCGACGTGCTGCCGAATGGCACCCTCGACCAGCGAGTCGACGATGTTGGGCGCCCGCTCGAGGAGCGGTACCTCGGGGGCCGGGTTGTAGAAGTCCGGGAGCCCATCGTACTGCGTGCCGCGGACGTAGCGCTCGAGCTTGTCCATCCGGCAGTACCGGTCGGACAGGTGCGCGCGCGCAAGCTCTGTGGCCTCCCTCTCGGCCTGCTCGGACACGTCGCGCGGCACGGAGAACCTTACGGCCGGTGGCCGATGACGAGGATGGACTGCGCCGCCCCGGCGCTGGTGCCGGCGCCGGCCGTGTAGACCACGCGCATCATGTCGCCCCAGCCGCCGCCGAGGATGGTGTTCGCCGCCAGCGCGGGGCTCGTGCCGCTGCCGATGGTGGTGGCACCCGTGGCGCTCTGCACCTGGCGACCGACGTGCCAGTGCTTGGTGACGGCAGCGGCGGCGCCGGCCACCTGTGCGAAGTGCGCGAAGTCGTACCAGGTCGTCCCCTGGTCGAAGCTCGTCTGGAGGTACACGTCGAGCGTGCCGCCCGTCGCGCCGGTGAGGGTCGCCACGATGGTGAGCGATTCGCACGCCTCGAGGCTGCCCGCGATCTTGGTGCCCGCCGACGTGGTCGCACTGCTCGGCGACGTCCCGCCGATGGAGTGCACCGCAAACGCTTTTGAGCCCATGTCGCCTCGTGGTGGTGGGTCAGCCCCATCCGTGATGGGAGTCGGAGAGCTCGCGCCGCTTCTTGCTCACGGCGCTGAAGTGCGTGTGGAGCGCGTATCGGAGCGCGTCGAGCTCGTGGTCGTTCTCCTTGACGGGCTCGTCCGTGAACTCCTCGGCGCGGGTTCGGTGCGCGCGGTATCGGTAGGAGCCGAAGCCGTCGCGGAGATACTCACACTGCGGCGTCACGTAGAGCCGAGGCTCGAGGCGACCGTTGCCGTACAGGTCAGCGGTGTGCACGAACTCGCGCACGGTGCTGATGCCCGGCCCAACGGCGTTGTCCGCTGCCTCCACGGTGGCGCGGCCACCTGGCTTTAGCGCGTTGCGGAGCTGACGGAGGTACCCTTCGGAACCGCCCGCGGGGTCCGCGTACCAGACCGACGGTTGGTAGGCCCGCTGGATGTCGCGAGCGATGCGCCACCATCCGCCGTCGTCGTAACCCATGCCGGCATGGGCGTGCTCCTCGATGACCCATGCCCGCGGCAGGACCTCTGGTTCGTCGAAGCCGTCGTCGACGCGGACGTAGTCGATGCCGATGACGAGCATTACGCCGCGGTTGCCGGAGCCCCAGTCGACCCCGACCACGATCTCGTCCCAACGCGGCGGGAGCTGCGCGTCGGATGCCGCGATGTGGTAGCGCGGGTCCCACTCGTCGTAGACGATGCCCGCCGGCGCCTCGAACGACGCCTCGTACTCCTGCCGGAACGCCCGCGGCGTTCGCAGCCGCCTCGCTCGCTCGATCTCGGCTTGCGGGATGAGCCCCGCCTGGACGGCGGTGACCTGGATGGACGCCGTCTCGAGGTCCCGCAGCGGGCCCGGTTGCCCGCGCTTGAACTCCTCGAAGAGGCGGCCGCGCCCCTTCGGGGAGCCGACCTGGACGAGCCGCCCCGTGCCCTGGTCGGACAGCGCGGGGGTGATGATCTCCTCGAAGATGTCCGGCGTGAAGTTCGGGTCGTCGGCCTCGTCCACGACGACGAGGTCGAAGCCGGAGCCGCGGATCTGCTCGGGCCGCTCGGCGCCGAAGACGTTGAAGACGCAGCCGTTCTTGAACTCGATCGTGAGGTCCGACCGGTTGACCTTGTGCACGAAGGCGTTCGCCGCCGGGTGGCGAACATCGCGCATCAGCGCGCGCCAGATGAGGCGCTTCGCCTGACCCTGCGTGGGACCGATGTAGCCGACGAGCCCGTGTGGCGTGCCGAGGCACGTGGCCAGGATGAGGGCGCGGACGCCGACGGTCTTGCCGCTACGGCGCGCGGCGACCGCGACGAGGTTTCGCTCGCGTCGCCTAGTGAGCCAGCCCTGAAACGGCGTCAGCTTGAGCCCCGGCGTCTTCGGGCTCGGCTCGAACCTCCACACCGGCTCCGTCGTCGTCCGCAACGCCGTCGATCTCGATGACGAAGCGCGGCGGGTCAGCATGGGCGGCGGAGGAGCTCTGCTGCGCCTGCTCGGCGCTCTCGGTCCGGTCTGCTGCCGCCAGCGCCGCAGAGACGGCGAGCGCGATGGCCTTGGGGTCGCCGCTGGCGGTGGCGGTGTCGAGCGCGGCCTCGGCCGCCTCGAGCGCCTTGCGGCGGACACGCGCGCGGAGGTCGGCGACATCCGGCGTCGTGGCGGCGGACGTCTCGCCGGCAGCGGGCGCTTTCGTCCGGCAGACGATGCCTGCCGCGACGGCGAGCCACCCGGGGAGCGGCGGCTGCGGCATGAAAGGGCGCCCGGTGTGCGGAGGGGAGAGACGGCGCGAGCCGCGGCTGGCTGAGGACCGCGGGATGAGCGTTCGCGCCCGTTGGGGGCGCACACCTGGGCTGTGACGATCATAGGCCCGCAAACGGCGCGTGCAACGACCGCGTGCGGCGGCGTGCGGCAGGCGCCGCGTGGCTTTTTTGGTGCCGTTCCGCGGAATGCGCCACGCTCATCCGGCAGATGGCGGCAGATTCCGGGAGGCTGGTCTGCTGGACATGTCGTGTCAGGCAATCGGAAGACGAGGCGTGTAGAAGCGGCTCCATGCAACCCGACACACGCAACGGAACCGTGAGCGACATCAACCCTCTGCTACGCCGCCTCGACGTCGACCTGTGTTCGCACGACCTGCGCCGCGTCGCCGTCGTTGCGGCGTGCGACCCGCGGACGGTTCGCGCCTGGGTCGAGGGGCGGCGCATGCATTCGCGGGCCATCGCGCAGCGAATCGACGCGGCATTCAGAGGGCTCGGTTTCCGAACTTTGAAAGACTGACGCCCGGCCAACCGGTGGATGTGACGCGCCGAGATAGTTGCTGCTCACACGGACGCCTGAGGTCCGCTCAAACAGCGTTTGGTCGTGGCATGTACGAGCCATGCGACAACTCGACAGGCGGGAGCAGAAGCTCGACAGACGCACGCTGGCTCGCGCGGCGGCATTCGCGGGCCTCGACCCGCGGACGGTGCTCGCGGTCTATCGCGAAGACAGCGGCGAGATCCCCCGCGGCGCGAAGCGCTCCGACGCGGTGCGCGCGGCGGCTCGCAAGGGGCTCGCGCAGGTCGGAGTGTCTACCGCCCCAGGTACTCCTTGATGCGTGCCCATGGCGGCGGGTTGAGCGGGATGCTCGTAGCAGGCTGGCCCCGCGAGCCAGCCAGACAGCACGTGTCCGCTCCGCTGTTGAGGCAGGCGACCCACGCGTAACGGCCGCGAGTGCAGTCCGGGTCGAAGAACCGGAGCGACATGCCGCCGATCGCGTCCGTGTCCACCTCGTCGACCTGGAGACCAGCGGTGCGGGCCTCGGCAGCGAGACCGGCCGCCCGCGCCATGGCCTCCGGTGTCGGCGGCGGCTCGTACGCCTCCCCCGCCCTCGCCCGCCACGCCCGCAGGTTCGTGCCGCCGCTCACTGGTACCCCGGCGTGTAGCGGGTGTTGACGGGGGCGACCGCGTCGGGCGGCGCCGCCTCGTAGGGCCCGCGCGGCACGAGCACGTAGCCGAACGAGCGGAGGGTGACGAACGCACGCCTCGCGCTTGGGTCCCTCCCGTCGAGCGTGACACGCGACAGCACCTCGACGAGGGCGGCCTCGAGCAGCGCCAGCACGAACTCTCCGAGCATCACCGTCATCGCATCACCTCGATGCCCGTCGGGCGCTCGTCGTCGTCCACTGCAAGCCACTGCTCCACGTAACGACGATCGACGTGGAACAGCGGCGGCTCCCGATCCACGGTCCACCTCCGCTCGTCGTTCTCACCGGTGCGCATGACCACTCGCCCGCGGCGTAGATGCACGGGCAGATCGTTCCAGTTGTGCCCCTTGCGGAAGCACATCTCGTGCAGGTCTGCGCTCCCCTTGTGCTCGCACTCGGCGTGGGAGTACAGCGACCGCGCCAACATCTGAAGCGAGTTGCGCGCCGCGTCCTTCTGCCTCCACAGGAAGTAGTTGCAGACCTCCGCCTCGGGCAGCACGAAGGCGCGCGCATCGAAGTCGGCGAGTGACGGAAACCCAGGGAAGCGCGCCGCCTCGCGCGTCATCGTCGAAGCTGCCATCGAAGCCGCGACGCTCACGATCTTCTGGATCTGGTTGTCGAACCATGGCTGCGTCGTGAGCCGCTTGTAGTTGTGCAGGAGCACGCTGACCTCGTCCGACTGGACGTACCCGAACACAGCGCCCTCGATGTTCTGGCAAAGCCGCAGCCCGACGTCGTCCATCGCCGAGACGAACGCGACATCGAAGGGACGAGCCATCCTCCTCGTGAAGGAGTGGAACGCCTTGCCGTCCACGCGCACGATGACGGGCATCCGCCGTGGCAGGTACGACCGCGACGCCAGTTCGTAGCACTTCATGCGATCGCCCAGGGCATCGCCGCGCTTCTCACGCGCATCTTCCGTCATCGCCGCGCCGCCTTCCTGGCCGCCCTCTTGGCCTGCTTCCGATGCAGCGGCCGGATGCCGCGGAGCTTCCACTCCAGCATCGCGCCGCGGAACATGAAGACCTCGCCGCCGTTCGAGTCGTCCTTGTAGACCGGCAGCGGGTCGAAGTCGCGCGCCGCCGCTGCTCGCGCCGTGCGTTCGGCGACGCCGAGCTCCGCCGCGATGGCCTTCCATCCCCTCACCATCTGCCGCTCGTCGAGCAGCTGCGCCAGTAGCTCCGCGTGTGGCAACGGGGCCCGCCCGTTGCCGTCTTGCGGGTTCGCCATGCTCTCCTACTCCTTTGCGTCTTTGGGTTCTTCTCCTAAGGCGAGATCCACTCCGCTGCCACCCCGGGCGCCGTCGATTCCCACTCGTAGAGCGCCGCCGTGATGGCTCCCGCCACCTCCTCGACCACGGGCTGGAGCTCGGCATCGCGGTTGCCGACGCAGGCCCGGGCGAGGAACACGGCGACGGTGCGCGGCGGCTCCTTCCACGCGGCGCACGCGGCGCGGTACTGCCGCTCGGCCGCCTCGCTCGAGACCGCCAGCGCGAAGGCGGAGCCGAAGACGAGCGCGATGTGCCGCTCGTCGTCCACCGGCGGGCGGGGGTCATAGCAGACCCGCAGCGTGCGGCGCGTGCTCTCCGAGAGCGAGCCGAGGCACCTCCGCAGGTAGCGGTGGGCCTGCGCAGCCGCCATGCGGCGGTCCGTCATGCGTGCCTCGGGGTCGCGCGTCGACGTGCCACCGGCCGCGGCGTTCGTCATCGCGTCCCAGTTGCTGGTCTCCCCGAGCGCGGCGGCGGCGTGGTGGAAGAGCCAGGTCAGCCAGCGGTCGTGGGGGATGCGCACCTGCACGCGGGGCGTGGTCACCACGACACCCGCACGGCGAGGTACTCCGGCAGCACTTTGGAGAAGTGCGGGGGCATCTCCCATCGCGCCGTCCCCGGGTCGAACTTCGACGCCGACCCCAAGGAACCGCCGCCCGCAACCTCGACGAGGAATCCGTCGGCCACAAGAAGCTTGACCACCCACCGCCTCGCGTTCTCGTCCATCACCCGGCTCCTCTCGTGATGCACTGCTTGTCCCGCCAGAGCTTGTACGCGTGCTTGAACGACTGTTCACGGAACGTCGTCAGAAAGTCGACGCAGCGGCCCCACACGCTGTGGCAGACCAAGACCCAGAGCACGAGCGCGAAACGCGCGACCGCTCCCCACGCGCCGACCTTCGGTGCGTAGGACTCGACCGCGACGACCGCGAGCGCGACGAGCCCCGCGATGAACGACGTCATGGCCAAGAACGCCTTGGCGCAAGTCGAGACAAGGCGCAATCGCACCTCGTCCGCCGACTTGCCAGCAGCGGCATGCGCGAGGGCTGACTGGATGCCGCGGCTGTTCCACAGGTTCTCGTCGAACTTCACCACGCCTCCCAGAGCGTGGGCTTGACGTCGCCGCGCAGGTACAGCGGGTGACACGGGTGCCCGTTCTTCGTGAGCCCGAGGAGGTAATGGAGCCGCGTCCCCTGCGCGCGCAGGGCGGCGGCGACGGCGGCCCCGCGCCCTCGGAGCGCCCCGTGCACGCCCCACGCACAGACCACGATGTCCGCGTTCTCTCGGGCGGCGTAGAGGATGCGGTCGAGGTTCTCGGGGTCCCCCTCGGGGTTGGCGGCGCCGTAGAGCGCGCGCGGGTCCGTCGACCGGAGCGAGAAGAGGTTGCGGATCTGGAGCAGCATGTACCCCCACGCGCGGGCGAACCCGATGCAGCGGCGGACCGTGGGGTCGGGGCCCCACTCGTCTGCTGTGCTCGGATTGAGCATGATGAAGAGCGCCGACCCGCAGGCTTCGCCGCGCGTGCCCACGCTGCTGCAGGACCACGAGTAGCGGTGCGTGCGGTCTGGGGAGAAGGTGGCGCAGATCACGGGCGTGGAAGCCTCGTCAGACGGGAACAGAGGAATGGTCATCGCCCGTCCTCCGGCGCCGCTTGACTCCACGACACCAGCCGCCCGCCCTGCGCGACCACGTGGACGGCCTGGTAGAGGTGTGGCGCGAGCTCCCGCGCCTGCTCCTCGGTCACCTTCACTCGACAGTATGGGCGAAGGAGAACGTCGGGCGGCTCGCCGCCGACTTCGACGATGGTCGCGTCGAGCTCGAGCCTGACCTCCCCGAAGGCAGCTGAGTCACGCGCGTCGACCTCGTCGAGAATCGCGCGGACCTTGGCCGCCGCGCGCCCAACGGCCTCGTTCTCCTGGGTCTCGTCGTCCGCCAGCAGGTCGGCTTCCAGCGCCTCCAGGCGCCCGCGCAGCTCCTCGGCCTCCATCCCGTGGACGAAGCCGTGGAGAACGCAGACGGCGCCGAAGCGGCAAGATGGCTGCGACTCCTTTGCAGGCGGGTCCGCCAGCTTGCGACCGAAGCGGGCGAGCACCTCTCGAAGCTCGCGCAGGCCCTTCCGGCCGACGTGGCGGATGGCCAAGAGGTCGCGCCCCGTCAGGCGGCAGAGCGCTCCGATGGTCGTCGGCCTCGAGGCGTTTCGCCACCGCTCCTCCATCATCAGCGCGTTCGACGTCGCGACCGAGAGGAAGCAGCAGAGCGCCTCGACGGGCGTGGCATCGGTGATGCCTGAGGCGAGGAGCGCTGCTTGGTCGCCCTCCCGCTTCAGCTCGCGGGTGCGGCGCCGCACCATGTCATGGGCCGTCGACCCGGAGCAGCCGAGTTCGCGCGCGATCGCGGCGATGGTGTGGCCGGCCGCGGCCAGCTCGTGAGCGCGTGCTCGGCGGGCGGCGACGTCCTTCTTGGTGCGCGTGCTCTTGCGGGTCATCCCAGCACCTCCCAGCGCCCGCCATCGCGCCCCCACACGAACCACGCGTAGTCGCAGCTGTCCGTGCCGGGAGGGGTGGGGCGCTTGTCATGCGTGACGCCGCTCTCTCTCCAGCGGGCGAGCGCCTCCTCGTGGAGCCGCTTCTTCTGCTCCCTCGTCAGGAAGCTCGGTCTGCGCGCGAGCACGAAAACGTCCGCCGGGTGCTTACGATGAAACGCGGCGCGCTCGAGCGAGGCGAGGAACGCGAGACGAAGAAGAACCGCCGTCGGCCGGCCCGTTGCGATGCACCACTTCACCGCCTCCAGCGCGCGGGAGAAGGGCACGTTGGTGACGATGAGGTCGACCGCATGGAACTCGCCGCCGATGCCGAAGTCGCCAGGCGAAAAGGCCTCGAAGGTGTCCGCGCAACGGACCGTGCGGTTGCGGGCGGAGCACATGCGGGCGCGGTCTGGGTCCTTCTCAAAGGCCAGCGTTTCGCACGCGTCCTCCTCCGTGCATACGTCGAGAATCGCGCCGCGACCGGCGAAGGGGTCGAGCACCACGCGCCCGGCCACGCCTCCCAGTACGGGGAGAACGAGCTTCGTCGCCCACGCCGGCGTTTCGTAGAAGTCGTCGCGCTCGCGCGTGGCGCCTCGGTTCGTCGAGCTCATCACCAACCTCCTGCGATGGTGTGCGACTCCGGTCCGAGTGGCTCGCGCGGGTCGTCTCCCGTGCAGTCCGAGCAGACGACGAACGCGCCGCACTCGCGTCCGTCGTCGAGACGCAGGTCCCACTCGATCTCCCAGAGCCGCCATACTCGCTTGCTCATCCGGCTTCTCCTCTCATGGCGGTGATCCTCACACGCCCATCCCCCGCCAGTGCCACCCTCACGCTCGACAGCAACGTCTCCGAGCCATCGGAGCCGATGGCGACGCTGACCGTCCAGCCATAGTCGCCCCGCTCTGTTATGAGGCGCATCGTGGCGGCGGCGTCTGGTGTGAGCAGCTCCGTCCAGTGGTCGAGCTCGACCGAGACCGCCTCGTTGGCGAGGCGCGCGATCTCCTCGGCGGCCTTGGCTAACTGGTCCATCACGCCGCACCACCTTCCGTGAGCAGCAGCGGCGCCTCTCCATACGCCGCGGCCTTGGCGCGGACCATAGCCACGAGCTCGGCCCTGCGCTCGCGATTTGGCATCGCGTCGATGTCGTCCAGGAGCTTGATCAGCAGCGCCGCCTTGAACTGCTCCGCCGCCTCGTCCCGCTCCGCCTCGGGAAGCTGCGGGTCGCTCGCCCGCTGCATCAGCACCGAGAGCTCGCCCGGCGCCTCCGCGATGGTCGCGTTCACCTCGAGCCGCTTCGGCGCCTTCAGACCCGCGATGTCCGACAACAGGTTGAGCGCCGCCACGCCTGCCTTGATGTCGCCGGCTGCTTGCGCACGCGCAGCCATAACCTCGAGCTTCGCCAGCGTCGACGCCGTTAGTTCGGCCCGTTCCTCGTTCGTGCCGGCGCGCACGATGCGCGAGGCGGTCGAAGACCAGCCGCGCACGGTGTCGAGGTTCACGCCGTGCTCCTTCGCATACGCTCGTGCGCTGGCCCCGGTGATCCATGCGCCGCGCGCCATCGCGTCGGCGATCCGATCAATGTGGGCGCCCGTGTCAAGCTTTGGCCGCTTCTCGCGCGACGGCTTCCTGCCCGACGGCTTTCCCGATTTCGCGGATTGACTCGGCATAGCGGCGTCCTACGCTCTCTCCATGCGCATACTCGTCGTGAAGCAGCCGTGGGCCCGCCTCATCGCGAGTGGCGCGAAGACCGTGGAGGTTCGCACGTGGACGACGCGGTATCGCGGGCCGATTGCCATTGCGGCCGGGTGCGGATGGGACCCTCGCGCCCACTTGGGGCGCGAAGAGACGGACGCCCGCGGCGCGCTCGTGTGCGTCGTCGACCTGCTCGACGTGCAGGCGTGGGACGAGCAAAGGCACCGTCGCGCGTCGCAAGTGCCGCGCGACACTGCGATTCCGGGCCACGCCTTCGCATGGGTCATCGGCGCGCCTCGGCTGGTGACGCCGCCGTTGCCGCATCGTGGCCGGCTCGGGCTGTACGCGGATCCGCAGGCGAGCGCGCTCATCAGTTCCACATCGCCCTCGCCGTCCGCCGATCCGCCTCGGCCTCAAATGCACCGCCTCGCCACCTGAAGCTCGCCGCGCGGCGGCGGGTCGTGGTGGCGTATCCCAAGCCAGCGGCCCGTCGTCCGGGCTTGTTGGCGAATGCTGGCGGATGCGCCATGTGCCACAACGTGGACCTCGCGAGCGCATGGATCATCGCCGGGTGCGATGTGACGACTCCAAACGAGCCGCCCACGCTGGCCACGATGCGCGCGATCGTCGTCGTGAAGCTGCCGGCGCCGAGCCCGAGTCCCTGAAACTCCGGCAGCACGACCACCCGCGACAAGCTCCACAGGTTGCGCGCGACGGCATGCGGCATCGGCAACACCCCAGCAAACGCCGCTGGGGTGCCGTCGACGAGGCCCACGAAGCATCGCGCCGACCTGTTCAAGTCCGCCGTCAGGTAGTGATGCGGAGCGAACCAACGCCACGCCGGATAAGCGACTCGAACGACCTCGAGTCCGACGCTGGGGCGTCGTTGAAGTAACCTCCACGTGAACCGGCCCACGTGAGGCTCTAGCGTCCAATCCGGCTGGAGCCAGTCGACGACGTCGTAGTGGCAGGTGACCGCGACGAACTGCTTGCCGGGGTTTGCTCGCACGGCCTTCTGGAGCGCCCAAGACCCGACCTGCGCCGCCTGCCGGTCGACCACCGACGAGTACTCGTCCAGCACGACCAGCGGGCGCTCGTCCATCAGCATCCGCGCCATCGTGGCGCGGAACTTCTCACCGTTCGACAGCACCGCGAACGGTCGCACCCACGCCGGCGGCGACGAGAACCCAACGGACGACAGAGCCGCCGTGATGTCGCGGATCCCGGCCTTCCCGAACCCGTCGACCACCGCCCCTCGGGCGGGCCATTCGTACCCGTCGACGTGAGCATCCGCGGGGAACATCGCGCGCGCCACGCTCGACTTGCCAGCGCCACTGGGGCCCACGATGAGGCCGACCTGCCACGGGCGCTCTTCGATCGGCGCGTCGAAGTGGAACTCCACCGCCGTCTTCTCCGCCGCTGGCACGTCGAAGATGCCCTCCATCTGCACCACGCGTGCGCTCCGCTCGATCTTGCTCTCCAGCTTGAGATCCACTCGCATCGCTACACCATCGCCTTCACATCGAGCCCCTCACTCTGTGCCCACTCGATGACGCGGAGCTGCTCCGCCTCGTCGCGGCACTCGATGATCACCGCGTACGACGCGAGTGCGTCATCGGACTGGTCTCCGGCGTCCGTCGCATCACCGAGCAGCCGCGCCAACTCGTCCTCGTCCATCCCAGTTGCAGCGAGCTCCTCGCCGGCGTTCTTCAACTCCGCCAGCACCGCACCGAGCATCGCGTCGTCCCACTTCGCCTCCTCGGCGACCCGGTTGTCTGCGACCGCGAGAAGATGCGCCTGCGCCGGGTCCAAGTCGAGGTACCGAACCGGTACCCGATCCATGCCGAGCTTCTTCGCCGCCTTCCATCGGGTGTGCCCGGCGATGATCTCGCCGTTCTCGCGGCGCGCGAGGATCGGCGCCCCGAACCCGAAGCGCCGGATGCTGTCGGCGACCTTGCGCACCGGCTCGCCGTCGTTCTTCCGCGGGTTGTCCTTCCACGGGTGGAGGACGTCGATCGGCACCCAAACGGCCGCGGCCTCGGGCTCTGGTCGCGCGCGCGCGCGCTGAGTGCCCTCGGCGTCTTCGTGCATGGTGTCGTTCTGCCTCGCCTTCATCGCTCCCCTCCTCGGCCCTCATCGCCATCGCCGCCACGAACGCCTCCCGCTGGTCGCCCTGAGCCAGCCCGGCCCACTGCGGTCACCGAGAGCGCCCCGCGCTCGCCATGGCTGGTCTCCATCGGGTCCACCGCCCCGCACCGCCCGCAGACGGTGCCGACGCGGACGTGCTCCAGCCGGGTCCCGGACAGGAACACCGTCGCGCCGGCCGGCTCGATGTAGCTCGAGCGCATCGCCAACGGGTGCACACAGTCGGGGTACGGCGAGGGGCCGCGGCGTGTGTGCCTACGTGGGGGCGTGGTGGCAGAACCAGAATCCTCGATCATCGTGTCAAGCCTTTTTTCCGCAGCATCCAGAACGCTGAAAGTTTGTGCTTGGCGGGCGTCGCGAGACCCGGTAGAGGTCTGCGTAGGGGCCTCGTCGCTCGCGCGCGCGCTGTCTGGTGACCTCGTCTCTCGCTTCGTCGCGAAGAACTCCGCGATCTCCTCGTCGGTCTCGTCGCCGGGCCAGCGCCCGACGATGGCCGCGACGCCTCCCGGCGCCGCCTCGTGATCGCCGTCGTGCCCGCGGTGGCCGACGCAGAAGCGCCCGTCGGGTAGGGCGTAGTGGCACCGCTCGCTGAGCGGGATGGGGCCCGGCAGAGGCGCGGAGCAGCGGCAGCGGTGAGCCGGGCAGACGACGCCATCGCAGCTCGAGTGCGTCGCCGCGCGCTGGCAACCGACGGCCGGGGCGCGCGATGGGTCCTCCGGCCAGTCGACGTCGGTGCACGTGAGCGTGCTCGGCTCCGGCGGGGTTGGGGCCCTCGTGGGCGGCACCCACCCGGCGGGCGCGTAGCGCGTGCGGTCCGAGGGCGGGAGCGGTGGAGCCATCACCTCGCGCGCCTCCCAGACCCGCACGGGCGGGCTCGAGGGCGGCGCGATGACGGGCTGCGCGGGCGCCCGCGCCTCGGTGCCACATACCTGGCGCCCGCAGGTGACGCACCAGCCAAACGCGGCCTCGACGCGAGGCGGCTCGCCGACCAGGCGCGCGGCGGGGTCGGTCCAGTCCAGGCTGACCTGGCGGTGAGGGCACTCGGTCACGATGACCTCACCAGTCTCCGTAGACGGAGTGCGCGGTGGACGCGTAGGCGATCCCGACGAAGCCGCAGGTCGGGCACGGTCTCTCGGGCGGAAACCATCCGCGCGGCCAGCGCTTTCTGATTTCCTCGGTCGTCATATCCTCGGCCTTCGCCTCGTCGAACGTCACGCCGTGATCGCACTCGTGCTCGGTCTTCGTCGTCTTTCCCACCATGGCTTCCTCCATCATCGACCCGCCTTCCGTCTCCAGCGTCTTCCGGAAGCGCCTCACGAGCTCGGCGACAAAGCACGACGCCTCCCAGTCGCGCGCGTCCATGGCCTCGCGCATAGCGGCGAGGCTGTCGTACCACTGAATCGAGCTGTGCAGCTGGCTCGCCAGGTCGGCGTAGTCCTTCTCGGTGCCGCAGGATAGCAGCGCATCACACCCAGGACAGCTGCCCCACCCGAACGCCAGGAAACCGAACCAACAGCCATTGCGGAGCACGGCCAGCGTGTCCCCCTGGTAGTTGCTTTCTTCCTCCCACACGACGACGTCGAAGCCCCATATCCGGGGGAGGTCTCTGTAGCTGTCGAACTTCATCGCCCCGCCTCCAGCCGTTCCTTCACCCGCTGGAGCTCGACCCACTCATCCTTCGTCGGCATGCGCGGTTCGCTACACTGCGATTTGAGGATGACGTGCGCTTGCGCGGGGAGGTCGGACGTCCACCGGATGGCGACGTAGACCGTGCTGACGTCGAGGACGACGCACCACCTCTCGCCATGGCTCTCGACGATCCAGCCAAAAAAGCAGACATCGAGGAAGTCGAACATCACGCATCTCCCATACGGCCTCGTCGTCCGGCCTTTTCATCGCCAGTCGTCCTCCGGCACGGGGCCCACCACCGCGGCTGGCTCGCCGCCGATGCGGCCGAGGACGTCGTCCGGGCACCCGCGGAGGTCGCGCCAAAGGTCATGCGCCACGCGGTAGCGGATCGGCACGCGCTGCGCATCCAGGATGCTGAACGACGCGTTCCAGCCGAGACCCACGGCGCCCTTCGCCGAGAGGAGAGCCGCGCGCATCGCCTCGACCTTGTCCGCGTGCGGGCCGACCCGATGCGCGTAGAAGATCTCCTCGTACTGGTGGAGGCCGGCGACGCGCATGTAGAAGTCCAGCGCCGCCGTGATGATGTGCGCCTGCTCTTCGGTCACCTCGATGCGGATGCGCTTGGCGGTCACGGCTCCACCTCCTTCCGCTCCGCAGCCACGGGGCCCGGCTGCTCCGGCTCCTCGTCGCCGGTCCACACCGGCACGCCATCGCAGCGGTCGAGGATGCACGCCCCGCTGTTGTCGTCGCGGTCCGAGACGCCCCAGCCGCAGGCGCACTTCCTGACTGGTGGGATCGGCAGCTCCTTGGGCTCGCTCACGGCTCCTCCTTCTCGTCGTCCGCCTCGTCGTCCGCCTCGAGCAAGTCCTCCTCGCCGAGGATCATCACATCCCGCAAGCCGGGCATCGCCTCGATTCGGCTGGAAGCGCAATCTCGAATTGCTGCCCACAGTCGCACTGCCACGACGCGGCCGGGAGGCTCTCGAAGACGTCGGGCAGAGCCTCCCGGATCCGGTCGAGGCCGGTTGTTCGTTCAGCCATCGTCGTCTCCCAGGAGCTCCTCGAGCAGATCCGACGCGCGCACGGCCACCGCCCGGCCCTGTCCGTCGACCGCGACGACTTGGCCGGCCCGGATCTGCTCGCCAGCGCGGATCTCGACCACCGTCCGCACCGGGTCAGGGAGCGCGAGCGCGGGCGGGCGCGGCTCCCACGCCCGCCACTGGAAGGCGATCGTCGCGCTGGGGTTCGCCGGGCTCCCGAGCGCCGCGTGGGCGACCCGCGGCGCGACGACGCCGAGCTCGAGGGTCTCGACCCAGTCGTACGCGACCCAGCGCGCGCGCACGCCGAAGAACCGGCGGGCGACGTAGTCCGTCGCGGGGACGTCGAGCGTGCGGAGCCACGGCGCGAGGCGTTGGAACGTGGGCCCGGTTCGCCCCTGGCGGCCCCCGGTCTCGCGCGGGAGCACGTGCCGCTCGCCTCGTATCCAGCGGCTCCGGTGCATCGTCGGCGGTCGCACGAGGAGCCCATGGAGGTCGCGCGTGCGCCCCACGTGCACCACCGAGCCCGCGCGGCGCGCGTTGTCCGGCGGCGGGCCCCCGGAGAGCCGGATCGTGTCGAGCCGCGGGCTGCGCCCGAGCAGGCACGGCGGCACCCGGTGGAGCACGACGTCGCGCACGAGCACCGCGGGAGGGAGGTCGAAGCGCAGGCGCAGGTACATCGCCGCGCCGGTGAGGACGTCGCCCAGCAGCAGCTTCCCCCATTCGTTCGACTCCTTCGCGCGCGCGGCGCGTCGGGCGATCTGCTCGTCGTCCGGGCCGTGCGGCGCGCGCAGGTCGACCTCCTCCGCCCACCCGCGCGCGAAGTCCACGCGCCACCCGGAGTCGACGCGCTCGCGCTCGAGGGCGGCGTACTCCTCCGCGAGGAGCTCGTCGGGGACGTCGGGGACGTCGGGGACCTCGGTGACGGTGACCTTCACGAGGACCTCATGCCGAGGAGAGCGACGCTCAACGCGAGCCGCGCGCCCTCTTCGGTGGCGCGGTATCGACCGAACCCGTCGCTCTCCGCGAGGCTCCGATAGACGAGCTCGCGGATGTGCGAGACCGTCGCCACTCGCGTCTCGCCGAGTGCGTTGGCGAGCTCGAGCGGCGTTCCCGCGCGCGCCGCGATTTGGCGCAGCACAGCGAGCCGCTTGGCGCCGAGCGGGCGTTGCCCGCGACGGAACGGCGTCCGCGCGCTCACGGCGACCACCCCTGCTTGCGGAGCTCGCCCGCGATGTCCGGCGGCTGCCACCCGTCGGGCTTCCGCTGCTTGCCGTCCACGACGGGGCCGCCCGCCTTCGCCATGTTGGCGGCGTGCACCGCGGCGTGCACCGGTGGCATGTGGGTGCCGAAGGCGAGCGCGGTCCCCTCGGCGACGTAGACCAGGTCGGCGATGGCGCCGACGAGCTCGGGTAGGTCGACCTTCACCGGCAGAAATCGGATCGCGCTCATGATCGCGTCGCGCGCGTCTGCGTCCGCGGCGCGCCACTGGTTGTGCGGGCTGTCCCCGTCGAGACACGCCCACAGCAGCTCGAAGAACTCCTCCGCGACGAGGCGCAGCCGGAGCCGCACCGTCTCGTCGTCCGGCACCCGCGGCGGGCCGCCGGGGAAGAGCTTGCCGACCACCTCGGCCTGGAAGGCGGCGATGCGGCGATGCGGTTGCGCCTCGACCATCTCGGTCATGCGGGTCTGGAGCTCGGTGACCTGGGCGCGGAGACGGTCGTGCTCCGCGATGATCTGAGCCTTGAGCTCCTCGCGCTTGGAGACATGGCTCTCGACGCTACCGTCGTCGCAACATTCGCTCTCGTCTGCGTCCAGGTCGATCGCCATGTCGTGGAAGCGCGCGGCGTCCGCCTCGTGCACCAACTCGTCCAGAAGCTTCGCGATGTCGCTCACGGCTTCCACCCTTCCGGGGGCGTCCACCCCGCCTCGAGCGCTGCCACAGCCCACGCCGGCATCGGCGCGTCGCCGCACAGCGCCTCGTTGGCGGCACGAAGTGCGAGCTTGGCCTTCGCCATGCTCTCGAAGGTGAAGCCCCAATGCTTCACGTGCCCGTCCGCGAACGGCTGGACGGCTCGGTAGGCCGTGTTCACCTCCCACTGCAAGAGTCGTTTCTCGGGATCGTCGGGCAGGGTGTCCGTCGGTTCGCTATCCCCGACGGTCCCGCCAATATCGTCTTGATCCGGCATGTACCAGACAATCTGGAGACCATTTCGCGCGTTGTCGTCAATGATGAGGTACGCGCCGTCCGGCGACTTGTACCGCCTCGCCCGCGGCGCCTTCACCGCCTTCTTCGCAGCCTTCTTCGCAGCCTTCTTCGCAGCCTTCTTCGCAGCCATCTCCTCATCCTCCCAGCGCGCAGAGCGCATCGTCGACGTCTTCGTCTCCGCAGCCATCCGGCAGTTCATCCGCCATTGACTGGATGGCCCGCACGGCAGCCATCTTCGGCACGCCACGACGGCGCATCTCCGCGTAGACGCTCTCCACATTGGGCGGCTCTCCACGTCCACCCATGGCGCGCACGGCCTCAGCGACGCACCCATAAGCACCGAACCTTGCCCCGTCCAGTTGTGACGCCAGCAAAGGCGCGTCGGTCAGGCTGTGCCAGAGCACCAGCGCCTCCTGCTGCGACGTGGTCAGCGTCACGTCGCCGACTCCATCTGTGCGCGGTTCGCCGCGACGGCGGCGTCCAGCGCGGCGAGTCCGGCGCGCCCAATCTCGAGGCCCCGCTCCATCTCCTCCGGCGAGACCTCAGGGGCCGGCGGTGGCCGCACGATGGGTCTCGGCGTGATGGGCACCGGAGCGCCAGGAGGCAGGTCCGACTCGTTTGCGTTCCTCACGAACGCCGTGAGCCGCTTGATGGCTGGGCGACTACGGAGCCGGTCGGTCCGGACCGCGTCGAGCCCCTTCCGGAGCGCCGCAACGACGTGGCTCAGCTCTCGTCCCCTCGAGGCGTCTCGTAGCTCCTCGGCCAGGCCGTCCAGGTCGAGGCCGAGGGCCACCGAGTAGGGGTGCTCCCCCAGCGCCCGCCGGATGGCGGCGAGTGCCGGTGACGGTGACGGTGGTGACGGCCGTGACGGTGACGGGGCCGGCGTCACCGGTGACGCGTCACCGGGTGACGCTTCTACTCTGATCTCTTCTGATCTAAGAGGGGGTGACGGGGTGACGGCGTCACCGGTACGCGTCACCTCCGCGTCACCTCCCGTCACGGTGACGGAGGGGGTGACGTCACCGGTGACGGGGTCGGACGCGGACTGGCCCAAACGCTTACGTTTCCTGTACTTGGCCGACTTCTCCGCCGCCTTGCTGCGTGCAATCTTCTGCCGTTCCTCGGCGGCCTCCACGCTTTCGCCGCGGGCCCGAAGCGCGAAAGTTTCCCACGAAGAAACCGAGACTCGGCTCACGTCGCGCTGTCCGGGAGACGAAACTGCCTCAACGGTGACGAGCGACTGCCCATCGTCGGCGTTCGGCCGGAGGAGCTCCCGAGCCACGCCCATGGTGCACCTCGCGGTGGCGGCGACGGCCCGGGCTGGGTTCCGGTGGAACACCACGACGGGCCTTCCGCCGTTGTCGCGCTGAGCCGCGCACATCCGGAGGAGCGCCACGACGACGCTGTCGGGGAGCCCAGAGAAGAGGAGGCGGTCGTACGCGGGCACGAACAGGTTGCTCATGGGGTCCTCCACCCGCCGCGGGCGGGGCACTCGAACCGCGTCCACCGAGGCCGGAACAGCATCGGGACGGGGCCGGGCCTGCCGCCGCGGTTCTTGGCCACGATGATCTCGCACTCCTCGCCGTCTCCGTCGTGCTCGCCCTCGCTGGAGCGTAGACGGTTCGGGTTGTGGATCAGCAGGATCTTGGAAGCATGCTGCGCGATGGCCTTCGACTCCCGAAGGTCCGAGAGGCGCGGGCGACCCCCGCTCTGCGTCCGCTTGTCGGCGTCGGCGTTGAGCTGCGCCATGGCGACCACGACGACCCGCTCGCGGGCGGCGAGATTCTTGAGGGCTCGGCCGATGGCGTTGACCTCCTCCTCGCGCGTGGACTCGCGACGGCGCCCACGCGACGGCTGCATGAGCTGGAGGTAGTCGACCACAACGAACCGGAAGGGAACGCCGAGCCGCTCGAACTCGCGGCGGCGCCGCCGGATCTCGGGGCCGATATCGTCGACGGTGACGTCCGAGCGATCGTCGATCCAGACCGTGCTGGCCCGCTTGCTCATGTCGCTGGCCGCCTCCGTGAGCCGGCCCCAGTGCTCGGAGGACATCGCCTGCTCGCGACCGAGGAGCCCCGCATCGACCTGCGCCTTGCTGTAGAGCATGGCCATCGCCACCTCCTCGCCGGTCATCTCGAGCGAGAGCACGTAGCCGCCGGCGCCGCGCATGGACCACTCCGTGACCCACTGCCGGGCAAGGCTGCTCTTGCCGATGCCGGTCTGCGCGCCGATGACGATGAGGTTGCCGGGCATGAGGTCGCCCGTGACGTGGTCGAGGTCCGGCAAGTGCGTGCGGAGCCCGCCTGGCGCCTGCTCTCCGCGCTTGATAGCCTCCGACTTTTCGTGGACGGCTTGAAAGGCGGAGCGGGCGAAGTCCAGTAGGGGGCGCCCCGAGTAAACCGTAGACTGGTCGCCGCCAGCCGCTTCGATGGCTGCGACGGCCTGGTCGCACCAGTCGGTATCGACGTCCGCGGGCGCCGAGAAGCCCTCGGCGATGAGCCGCTGCATCTCCGCGATGAGGCGGCGGCGCTTCGCGAGCGACGCCACGCGGAGGGCGTAGTACTCGACCTCGGCGACGGCTGGGGTGAGCACCACCACCTCGTGGACGTACTGGAAGAGGTCGGCGCTGGTGATCCCGCGCTCGCGCAGCCACCCCGTGATCGACTGCGTGTGGACCGGCTTGCTCGACTTCGCGAGCTCGGTGACGGCCTCCCAGATGCGGGCGTTGTCGTCGCTGTAGAAGTCGCCGGGCTTCACCAGCGCGAGCGCGGTGTCGCGCGGGTATCCCGCTCGGCGGCTGTTCTCCACGGATGCCGCGATGACGACGCCCTCGGCTGCCATGTCATGTGGGGGCGCCATACCGGCGACGCTCGCAGGCTCGAGGCGCGCGGGGAGCACGTCGCGCGCGTCGCGCACCTTGCGGACGGTGCCGCCAGCACTCACGCGTCGAACCCCATCGTGGTCTGCTCGCCGCGCAGGGCGCGGGCCGCCTCGAGCGCCGCCTCGTGGACACGGCGCGCGGAGTACCCCGGCCTCGCCGCCGGCGTGGCCGTGAGCCGCCCGCCAGCGGACACGTACCAGCCGAGCGAGGCGACCTGGCGCAGGTAGAGCGCCGCCCGCTCCCGCATCGCCTCGACGCCGGCGGGCGTGATGAGACGGTGGTCGCCGTGCCGGCCGGTGCCCGAGACGTAGGAGCCCATGCGGTGGAGCTCGGCGCGCTCCCAGACCGACTCGAGGTCCGCGAGGACCTGCACCGCGCTCCTGCCCGTTCCCTCCTGCGGGAGGCCGAGCTTGCGGGCGACGGCGCGCTGCGAGACGGCGTCGACGTGCGCGGCGTGCAGGGTGAGCCCGCCGCCGAGCGTCGCGGCTGCCCCCGCAGGAACGGCGGGCAGCGCCGGGGCATGCGGCAGGGGCGCCTGCTCGGAGAGCCGCTGCTCGATGGCGCCGAGCCGGATGGCGAGCGGGGCGAGCGCCTCAGCGAGCGCCTTGCCGATGGCGGCCGCGGTGACCGTGACGGGCTCCGGCGCGACGGGGCGCGGCGGCGGGAGGAAGAACCCGGCGAGGACGTCGGCGCAGACGCGGAGGAACCGCTGGTGCTTCTCCCTGGTGGACTCGTCCATCCCTCGGGAGTCGAGCCGCGCGATGACGAGCGGGGCGTCGCGGAAGTGCACGAGCCGCGTCTCCGCGGCGTGCCCACCTCCCCGCCTGGAGGTGACGATGGCCAAGCGCTCGCGGGCCCAGCCGGCGAGGAGTCCGGCGGCGTGGTCGGTGCGCTTGCCGAAGGGGGCGAGGAGCGATGGCAGACTGACCCACCCGTCCTCGGGGCCGTCGCCGGGGAGGCGGACCACGCCGAGCTCGTCTCCGTCGACGTGGACGGTCGCGAGCGCGACGGCGGGAAGGTCTCGCCGGGGCTCCGCGATCGCGGGCTGCACGACCTGAGGCTTCGGCGCGGGGTCGACCTCCGTATCGTGGCGCTTGGTCTGGCGCTTCGGAGCCGTGCGGAGGGGCGGGCCGGAGACGCGGTACGGCTCCATGTCGAACGCGTAGACGAGCGAGGCGAGGGTCATGCGGCGGGCCGTTCTCCCTGCCCGCATGAGGTACGCGTCGTACGTCGATTGGTCGCACGACCCCACGCCGGGAAAGAGCTCGAGCCTCCACGCCTCGCCCGTCTCCCGGTCTCGCACCTCCGCCCAGTATCCCGTCGTGGCGTGCTCGAACTTCACGCAGTACACGCGCGGCGCCTTCGCGGCGTGAAGGGTCCAACGCACCTCGCCGGCCGCCTCGTTCCACTGGATGTCCGTCGCGCGCTTCTCACCCATCGTGCTCCTCCTCTCCCTCGTCGTAATCGCCGCTCTCCTCGGCGTGGCGCCGCTCCTCTTCCATCTCCGCGTCGATGCATCCAGGCGCGCACCGCTCAGGCGCGACCGCGTGGCAGCCTGGGCAAACGTGGGGGCCATCGGCGTTGAGCAGTTCGCAGAGCCGACCGTGGATGTCGGAGACGGCGTCGTACGCCGCAAGCCAGTGGCACCGATGGATGTCCGTGTCGGGCTCAAGGAGCTCGACGAGACGCTCGATGCCCTCGCGCAGCCGGTCGGCCTCGTCGGCCTCCGCGCGGAGCTGCTCGAGCCGCTCGATTACCCACTCGGCCAGCTCCCGCAGCTCGACGCCGCGCGCCCCGCCGGCAAGGACGGCGCGCGCGATCCCCATGGCGCGGTCCGACGTCGTCACGGCCGCCCCCCGCGCTGGTCGAGGTACACGGACGCGAGTACGGCGAGGAAGACGAAGAGCGCGACGATGGCGGTCGAGGTCGGGCTCATCTCCTCACATCCACCACAGCCAGCAGGCCAGCCACGTACACGCCGCACCCACCGCGGCCCCGAACCACGCCGCATGCGCGGCGGTGCGACGGGCGAGCTCGATGCTTTCGGCGAGCCGGGCGCGGGCTTCCCGCAGCTCCTCGCGGAGTCGCTCCTCTTCGTGCCAGCGGGAGATCATGGCTGCACACTCCTCGTCTTGGATGCCGTCGGCCACGAGGCCGAAGAGCGGAGCACGCGCTCCCAGTCCGCGGCGGCCCAGAGCGCGACGCCGATCGCGTCGCGGACGTGGCAGTTGGTGCGCGGCAGGTCCGCCAGACGCTTCGCCTTCACGGCGAACTCGAGCGCCGCCTTGACCTGCGCGTCGGACGCGTTCGGCCTGCCGACGATGCGCTTGCGCCACATCGACGCGTCGCAGAGCGCGAGGCCATGTCCTTGTGATCCAGCAGCGGCAGCCAAAGCGACGGCGATGCCCTTGGCGAAAAGTAGCCCGCTCGCCATGCTCGGGCTCACGCCGCCCGACGCGGCGCGCACGTGCACGCGCGACGGCGACTCGACCGCCACGGTCACGCCACCGAAGTCTCTGGTGCGATCGGCGAGCCACTCGCTGGCCTCGCCGTTGACGGCCCATGCCTCCGGCGTCTCGTCGGCGGCGAAGTCCATTACCCCGTATCGCTCGAGCATCGCCGGCTGCTGAGGCTGACAGCGAAGCAGCGCCCACGCGGTCGCCTTGCCGGGGTCCACGCCGAGATAGAGTGTCATCGCTTGCCACCCGCGCGGCTTGCCGCCGCTTCCTTCGACATCGCAGACGCCTTCCGCCACGAACGCCCCGCCGTGATCCGACGGCGCTCCTCCACGGTGAACTCGACGTCCATGTCGATCATGGTCTGCGCGCGCGCCAGCATCGACGGGGCGGAACCGACAGCCACCGGCGGGATGACCTGGAAGTAGACGCAGTCCTCGCGGCAGACGGCGTGCCGCGCTTCGGGGTACGCGTCGTCGAGCTCGGTCACGCACTCTGTCTCGTGGCGGCAGTCGCGCCGCATGATGGCGTCGACGTGGAGCTCGTGGAAGACCGGTAGCATGCGCGGCTCCGGCCTCCGCTTGGGCCCCGGTGTACCGTCGCTCGGTACCACGGGAGCCGCCGTCCAACTGAGCACCGTGCCGCCCTTGCGGCCGGCGCTGACGTTGCGGCTCTCGACGAGCCCGTCCTCCCGCATGTAGCGAAGCGCGCCAGCCGCTTGCCGCGCGTCCATGCGGAGCCCGTCGGCGATCTGGCGCGAGGTGAGCCCGCCGGGGCACCTGCGCAGCAGTGCCAGGATGGCCTGCCGATCCGCCAGCTCTTGGATGGTCTCTCGACTCACTGGCGCCTTCCAGGTCTGCCCGTCAGCCATCGTTCGGATCCCAGTGCTGCCCGTCGTGCGCCGGCCTTCGGCCGCGCCTCGTGGCGGTGAGGTGCGCGACGGCGACGGCGATGCGCCACTGCTCGCGACGCGTCATAAAGGACCACGCGAAGGCGACGCGCGACGCCATCTCCTGCGCCGTCACGTCATCCGGCGGGTCGACGCTGAGCGCGGCTACGAGGCTGTCGACGAGTCGCGAGCCGGAAGGGCGCGGCGGCGGCGCGAGTGGCGGGTCGTCCAGGTGCTGGCGCATGGTGGTCACTCCTACGCAGACCGCCCGAGCATCGGCGCGCCCGCCGCAGTGCCCCACCGCTGCGCCAGCACGACGCCGTCGCGCTCGCGCACGATACGGGTGTAGCGCTCCACACCGCGGGCAATGTCGAACGCGTCGAGCATAAGCGCGGCGCGTACCGCGTCCTCGAACGCCATCGCGTTGAGGCCAATCACGGCAGCGGCGATGCCGCTCATCGACGCACCATCTCCGGGTAACGACAGAGCCTGACCTCGCCGCCGTCGACGATGACGACCATGCCGGTCGCCGCGGCCCCGCGGGACAAGTCGTCCAGAACGCGCTGGGAGAGACCCGACGCGGGGCCGGCGTCCACCGCTTCGTGGGCGCGGAAGGGGATGCGATGCTCGGCCGCGCGACGGCGGCGCTTCACCGCGGCGCTCATCGCGACACGCTCCGGACGGCGGCGCCCGCTCGGGTGACGGTGCGGGCGAGGCTGCCCAGCGCGCGCCCCAGCGCCTCCTGCTCCCTCGCGTCGATGACGCCGTCGGCGAGCGCCGCGGCGGCGATGCCCGCGACGGTGCCGGCGTCCCGCGGCACGGCGAAGAGGTGCGCCTCCATCGCTCCGCCCACGCTGGGCGGCTCCGCCATGCCGAGGAGCTGCTCCGCCAGCGAGCGGGCGAAGTGCGGGCACGTCGCGGCGACGGCGAGGACGCGAGCGAACGGGCAGGCGCCCTCCGTCAGCGCGGCGCGCGCCGTCGTCGGCGAGACACCAGCGGCATCGCCGAAGGCGACCTCGCTGAGGCCGGCCGCGTCGGCGGCGGTGCGGAGCACGACCGCGGCCTGGGCACTGGACGGCTGCGCACCGAGCGTGAGGCGCTTCGCGCGCGGCTGCGACGGGGGCGACGCGGGCGCAGGTTGCGGGGAGAGGCGACGAGCCGAGGAGGTCTGAGAGGTCATGGATTCACCTGGTCGTGACGGAGTGGGCGGCGAAGACGGCGAGAGCGGCGTCGACGATGCGGTCGAGGGCCTCCTGCCCGTCGTTGGGCTCGGAGGCGGCGTCGAAGATCGCGACCCAGAGGCGCTGGCGGAGATCGTCCGCCGCGTGCTTGAGCGGCTGCTGCGCGAGCGGCGTCGCGATGATCTCCTCGAGCAGCGCGAGAACGGTCTCGGTGGCGCCGGGGTGGATGCGCTCGTCGCGCGCGATGGCGGCGCGGAGCTCGCGCGCGAGGGCCTGCTGGCCCGCGTCGAAGGCGTCGGCGAAGGCCTCTCCGAGCTCACCGGCGAGGAGGGCGGCGAGGTTGGCACGTTCCTCCGGCGTGGCGAGGACGCACTTGCGGAGGTACCAGACCGCGGCATTCGCGAGGCCCGCGCTGGCCCGCTCCTTCGCGTCGGCGATCGCGCCGCGGCACTCCTGGGCGAGGAGGTGAAGCGTGAGGGAGGCGATGGCGTGGGGGCGCATCTACCGGGCCCCCCGAGCGATCCACGTGGCGAGGATGGCGGCGGTCTCGCGGACCACCGTGGGGCTCGTCAGCGCGTCGCGCCCGTCCCTCGCGAGGACGCGGGCGCGCACCATCTCGTCGACCTCGGCAGGAAGGTCGTCGCGGGTGCAGCGAAGGAGCGCGTCGACGATGTGGCGGCGCTCGCACTCGGGGCCGTGGAGGCGCTCCAGCATCGCGCACTTCGCCGAGATGCCGTCGGCGAGCGATCCCTCGAGGAGCCACGCCGCGCCGACGGCCGCGCGGGCGTCGGCGATCTCCCCCCGCGCATCGGCGAGCATCCGCTGCGCCGACGCGAGCAAGGCTGCCTGCTCCTTGACCGTCCGCTCCGCGCTGCCGGCGCGAGCGATCCAGTCGTCCAGCTCAGTCAGCAGCCCGTCGATCTTGCCCGCAAGCGAGTGATACATCGGGCAGCGGTCGCCAATCGCGTCGACCGCCTCACGCAGACGCTGCTCCTCCGGCTTGGCCAGCTCGGCGGTGAGCCGGTCGATGTGCTCGCGCATGGCCTCCGCTTCCAGCTCCGCCGCGTGCTCGCCGGAGAGGGCTTCGTCCCGCTGCCGTCGCAGGCCGTCGCGCTCACGCGTGAGCAGGACCACGCGTGTTCCCTGCGAGAGCATCCGCTCGACGTCCATCACCGGCGGCAGCGGCGGCGCGGGCTCGGTGTCCCGCACGCCGGCCGCGTCGAGCGCCAGTCGCACCTGGGTAACCGAGCGGTCGAGCCGCTCCGCGGCGGCACGCGCGGCGTCTCGTTCCGTCCGCGCATCCTCGCGCTGCGTCGCAGCCGCTTCCTGCTCCTCGCGCGCGCTCTCGACGGTCTGCGCGAGCCATCGAATGCGGGCCCACCCGGAGATGTCATTCGGCGCGCCTGCCTCATTGAGGCAGGCGCGCATTTGGTCGAGCGTCGACTCCGCGAAGGCGACTTGGCCGGCGAGGGCTTTGACGCGCTCGGCCAGGCGGAGCTTTCGCACGCCCGTGCCGGTCGTCTCGCTGGCCTTGACGTCGGCGCGGTCGAGTTCGCCGCGGATGTCGAGCAGCCAGCGATCCCGCTGCGCCAGCGACTCACGGAGCCGCTCCGCCAGGGACGTCGCCTCGTCGAGCTCGCGCTGAAGCCGCTCGCTCCTCGTGACGAGCCGCACCACGCGGTAGGCGCGCTCCGGGTGCGCCGACCGGAGCCGCGCGAGTCGCGCGGCGGCCTCGTCGCGAGAGTCGTGGCGCCCCGGGAGGATGGCCGGGGCCCCGTCGAGGTGCCTGGTGCGGATCGCCCAGCGCATGGCTCAGCCCTCCTCGTCGGCGAGGACCATGACCTGGTCCGCCGGGACGACAGCGACGGTGGCGCCCTGGTGCCGGGCGAGCCTCGCTACGGCCTCCGCGTCGGCAAGCGAGAGGAGGTCTCGACGCTCGAGCGTCACAACGACGTACTGCTGCGGCACGTCCGCCCTGCGGTACGGATGGATGCAGCGGAGACTCACGGCGCCTCGGTGGCCGGCTCGTGCGGCGCGGGCGCCTCCTGCTCGGAGGCGGCGGGCTCGGCGTGCGCCGGCGGGCACGACTCGCCGCGCACCCAACCATCCGCCGGCACCATGCCCCCGGTGAGGGCATGCAGGCGACCGGCGGTCTCGACGTTCGGGACGCGCTCGCCGGTCCTGAACCGCCACAGCATCGTGCGATGCACGCTCCGGCGCACGGCATCCGCGACGGCGTCGTTGCTCTTCAGCAGTCGATCGAGCGCGGCTGCGCTCGCAGAGATGGTGTGGCTCATGCTCGGACACCGTAGCCAGCCGGCTACGCGGTGTCAAGCGGCTACGTTGCCCGCGCCCCCGGCGATGACGCGGTCTGGCAACATCGGCCCATGAGCACCGAACGCGTCCCGCCCGAGCTACTTTCCGGCGACGGGGCAGCTCCCGTGCCGACTGGACGCGTGCCTCCGCGAAGCAGCGCCTACGAAGGCGACGAGCCGGGCGAGCTTGAGTCGACGGACCCCATCGCGTTCGTTGTCGATATGGTGCAGTGGTCGCGTCGGTTCACCGACGAGGACCTCGAGCGGCTGCGGTCGGACGCGGCGTACGCGAAGGAACGCGAGGGCTCGCCGTCGTCCATGTCGCACGACTCCAGAATCGCCCGCGCCTCCGCATCCGGATCGATGTCCATCGAGCTCCCCTACGGACACCGATTCTCGCGCCAAGTGAGCCCGTCGGCAACATCCCGCGCGTTGTCGCTTGACACCGTGTAGCCCGCTGGCTACATGTAGCGTGTGAGCAACGCAACGGACAACACGGACCCCCGGCCCTGCCAGTGCTGCGGCGGCGCTGCCGTCGTGCACGGCCTCGTCGACCTCGGCGACGAGTTCGGCAGCCGGATCGTGGGCACGGACACGTGCCCCGTCTGCGACGGGACCGGCGAGGAGCCGGCCCGCGAGCACTTCGACGTCATCGCCGACATGCGGGCCGAGTGGCTCGCGGCCGCCGAGGACGAGCCCACCTGCCCGTTCTGAGACCCACCAGCATGGCGCCCACCCACAACCCCAGCATGCCGCGCATCGGCCACGTCCAGGCGACGATGCGCCCCGCGCCTGGCTTCGCCGAGCGCCGCGCCGCCCTCATCGAGGCGTGGCAGCAGGCGCAGACGCTCCCCACCGACGCGCGGTACGCCCGAGAGGCTGAGCTCGAGCGCGAGGCACGCCGCCTCGGCATCGGCAATCTCTGGGCCGCCGCGCCCCACGCAGCCCCGCCGCAGGCGCCCTCGCCGTGGCTCGACCCGAACACGCCACACGAGCACGCCGCGGTCGGCGGGCTCTACAAGTGCCAGCGGTGCGCGGTGCTCCGTGCTGCCGCTGGCGCCCCCCACCGGGAGGGATCGCGATGAAGACGCAGCTTCGCATCGTCACCCACAACACCGCCTCGGCGCAGGCCGAGGCGCACCTCGCGCGCGCCATCGCGGCGGCGCGGGACCTCGCCGACACGATCGACGCCGCCGACGTGGCGCAGGCGTGGTGGAGGCGCGACGACAGCCGCGCCAGGGTCCACCTCGCCGCGGCGACGGATGTTGCGGTTCGGTGTCAGATCGCGGCCGCGACGAGCCGTACGATGCGGCCCGGCGACGCGCTCGCCTGCGTCGAGGCGCTCTGCGACGCGGTCGACGCCGCGATGACGGACGTCACGATCCGGATGCGCTTCGACGCGTCCACCGCAGCCTCGTCGTGGCGCTCCCTCATCTACGGCCTCATGCCGCACCAGCTCGCCGTACTCGGCGCCGCGGTGCGCATCGAGTCCCTCATCGGGACGACGTCGCGCGGGGACGAGGCGTCGTCGTGAAGGCGGCGCTGAAGCCCCTCATCGAGCGGGCAGCCGAAGACTTGGCCCGCGCAGGCTTCAAGCAGCACGCCGATGCCATCGACGCCGCGACGCGGACCGCGATCCTTCGGAGCGACCAGTTCCTCCGTGCTCGCGAAGCGCTGCGCGCGCTCCGCGACGCCGCGGAGCTGACGCTGGCCGAAACCTTCAAGCGGGCCGCGGCTGCGGCGCCGTAGGACCACGCGGCAATCGCGCCGCGCGTGCAACCCACTACATCGGAAAGGAGGAGAGTCCGTGTTTCACACGTCGCGACAAGCCGCATGGAAGGAGCCCATGGGCGTGGCTGGTCAAGCGTGAGTCATGGTCGACGCCGCGCGAGTCAACGCGCGGCCTGGTTCTGGATTGATAGCGCTGGCAGACCGCTTCGTAGTCTGCCCGTTTGATCGACACCGCAAAGCGCTGCCGAGCGTAGTCATGCCCCCCCCGCTCGCTCGGCGGCGCTTTCCGATGCCGGTCACCACTTGAGGAGGAGAGGCTGATGATCACCTTGTACGAGACCCGGCGCGGCGACTTCGCGCCCGCGCAGCTGTTGGAGCCCGCCGAGGCCGTCTCGGCGTACAGGAGCGGCCACCTGCTGGCCGCCGACATGCAGCGGCTGCCGTGGGGCGCCCGCGAGGCCGTGCGGATCACCATGGCGGACGACCTCGCGATCGACCCGAGCGCGCTCGTGGTGAGCGCTGGGCCGGACGGGAGGCTCCGCGTGAGCGGAGCGTGGATGCGCCAGCGCGGCGCGGAGGTGACGTGATGGGTCTTCGGACGATCGAGGGCACGGAGATCGGCCGCGGCGGCACCGAGCCGACTCGCGTGGTCTGGTTCTGCTCGACCAGCGAATGGGCGCTCGGCCCCGTGTTCGACAGCGTCGAGGAGGCGGACGCCTTCGAGGCGTACGTCTGGCGCGAGGCGAAGTGCGACCCGCGCCGCGTCGAGACCAAGCAGCTCGTCACGATGTGGCGGGCGTTCCGCGGCCACGCCGCAACCGAGCCGCCTACGGGCTGAGGAGATGACGACAATGGAAGTTCTGGGACGAGACAAGGTGCCGGTGGACCAGGCCACCGACAAGGACCTGGACTACTGGGCCGGCCGCATCCAGCAGGAGCTGGCCGACCCCGAGAAGGCGCGCTTCCACGCCGCGGGGGAGCGCAAGCTCGCCGCCATCGAGGCGGAGCGCGCGCGCCGGAAGGGCGGCGGGGCGCCCGTCGTGGCGCAGCGGGCTCCGGCGGCTCAGCCCGCGCCGCGGGCGGCCAACACGGCCCTGGCGCGGGCGTCGAACGCCGGGCTCGCGAGCGGGACGGTGAAGAGCGGCCCGGACGTGACCGAGCGCCTCCGCGAGGCGGCCAAGGTCGCCCACGTCGTGACGCCGTCCATGTCGTGCGACGTGCTGCCGGAGGGGTGCTCCGTCGTCCTCTCCGTCGTGTACGTCGACGTGGCGGCCGAGACGTATCCCATCCCCGGTGGGAAGCGCGGGCTCTCGAAGGTGGCCCTCGACCGCATCAGCGCGGCGGCGGGCATCTCTTGGGATGCCACGCAGAGCCATCGCGTCGACGATGGTCGCGACCCGCGCTACTGCTGCTTCTCCGCGGTCGGTAGCTACCGGCAGTTCGACGGCAAGGAGATCCAGATCGCCGACCAGCGCGAGATGGACCTGCGCGACGGCTCCGACCAGGTCGCCGAGATCCGCGCGAAGGCGAAGGACGATGCCACGGCGGTGCAGCAGCTCCGCGACATGCGGCGCCACATCCTCAGCCACGCGATTACGAAGGCGCGCCTCCGCGCGATCCGAACGCTCGGCATCCGCACCTCGTACACCGAGAGGGAGCTCGAGAAGCCGTTCGTCGTCGCGCAGCTCATGTTCACCGGGCACAGCGACGACCCCGAGATCCGGCTCATGTTCGCGTCGAAGCGCGCGGACGCAATGCTCGGCGGCGGGCGCGCGCTCTACGGCGTGCCGCCGGTCCCCGCTGCGCTCCCAGCGGCGCGGCGGTACGTGAGCGCGCCACCGGTTGGGTCGACGCGGTACGACGACGACGACGAGGTGGAAGCGCTCCCGCCGGCCCGGCAGCGGCCGGCGGCCCCGCCTCCGGTGCAGGCGCCGGACGACGGGCCCTCGGAGGCGGACATCGCTCGCATGGGCGAGATCGACCGCGGCGACGACCCGGAGGCGTACTAGCCATGACGCCCGAGGCCATCAACGCAATCGCGGAGCTCGGGGCCGAGCGGGCGCGGGCGCAGCAGGTCGCGGCCAAGGCCATCGCGGACGCCAACGACCTGCGCCGCTCCCTGAGCGACGCTCAGGGTGAGGTCCGCTCCCTCAAGGCGGACCTGGTGTTCGTCAAGGCGGAGCGCGACGCTCTGAAGGAGCGCCTCGACATCGAGCGGGCCGAGCGGGCGAAGGATGCAGAGGCGCTCATCCGGGCGCGGGCCGACTTCGAGTCGTCGAACAAGAGGCGGAAGCAGCTGGCGGACGACCTGTTCAACGCAGTGAAGGCCGGGCGCGAGCGGGAGGAGGCGCTAGCGGCGGTGAGGGCAGCGCTCCGCAAGGTCGAGGCCGAGCGCGATGAGGCTACCGAAGCGTTCGCGGCCGTGGTGCGGGAACTCGACGCGGCGCGCGCGGCGCTCGCTGATGTGCGCCAGGCGCGGGAGGCGGAGACGGTGCGCGCCGACCTCGCCAAGGTCGATTCGGATCGCGAGGCCGCCGCAGAGCCCGCGCCACTTTCCATCACGGAATGGGATCAGCAGCGCAGCGCGGAGCTGGCAGCTGAGAGCCGCGACAAGGGGGAGCCGTGAGCGACCTCAAGCTCTACACCGTGACGCTCAGCGCCGAGATCGTCGTGCTCGC